TCTATCTCAAATAAAGTTGTCATTGCTTATACGGATAATGGCAACTCTAATTACGGTACAGCAGTGGTTGGTACAGTATCAGGGACAAGTATCACATTCGGCACTCCTGTTGTTTTTGAGAGTGCTAATTGCGCATATACCACAGCTACATTCGACTCCAACTCAAATAAAGTTGTTATTACTTACAGGGATAATGGCAACTCTAGTTACGGTACGGCCACTGTCCTTACCCCAGAACAAACCAACGCTGACACCTACATCGGTATTTCAGCGTCCTCTGCGAATGACTCGGAGACCGTACAAGTCACAACGCTAGCAGGAGTGTCTAATCAGTCAGTCCTAACGCCAAACACCTACTACTACGTGGATTTTGACGGGGACATTGAGCCGTACAATACCGGGTATAGCTTGGTCGGCAAGGCCATAGCGGTTAACAAACTACTACTAACCACGGGGGGTGCATGAGATGTTCGCCATCGTCAATAAATCGACTAACCGGGCTGCCTTTCTGTTTGACGAGCAGCCTTACTTTAAAAACGGTCTGGCTTATCCGATAAAGGCGCCTAATGTCACCCAAGACAATTTTGAAGTAGTCGAGGCTAACCAACCACCTATGACTTTTGTGGGTAACTTACTAACACTCACGGACGGAACCTGGTCTATCGCTGACGAAGTTGCCTACGCGGAGGCCACAAAACCGCCAGTACCTAAAACCATAGATAAGCGGAAAGCTAAGCAACAGCTAGTTATTGACGGTCTTTACGGGCAAGTGCAGTCAGCCATCGGCAGCATCTCTGATCCAACCGAAAGGCTAATGATGGAAATTTACTGGGAGGACTCTCAGGTGTTTGAGCGCAGTCATCCGCAGCTAATTGCAATGGCTACTGCGCTAGGTCTGACCAGCGAACAGATTGACATTATGTTTATTAACGCATCTAAACTATAACCGGAGAAACGGTATGCTTAAAATTTTAGCTTTGTCTGTGATAGTCGTCACATTGAGCGCATGCTCGACACTTGGCGATTTATTCGTATCCGGCACTAACGCGGCCTACGCTATTGACACGAACGGCGGCAGCGTCAGTACTATGATTCTTAAAGCTGATCTGACAGACACAGAGGTAGGGAAGGTGGTAGCTGCTCGTAGCACTATAAAGAGTCTCAGGGATAAGTTCTCCAGGATCAAACCAGAGAATCTTCTTCTCCTACAGACGGACTATTTCACGGCCAGAGACGCTTACCTTGATGTCTACGCAGTCGTCCTGGCGCATAAAAACGAGTACACAGTTGACGAATGGCAGGCGTTTGAGGATGCACATAAAGCTGCCATGGCACTTGACGACTCTGTATCACAGTTCATTAAAGCTAGAGACGTTAACGGCTCAGCCTACCAGTTGTCGCTCTACCTGACTACGGCGGCCAAACTGGCTCTGCTTCTTTAGGTGGCGCTATGATGACACTGATAGTTAATCGCCCGAAAATTGAGTGGGTTGGAGGGGATAAACCTTACATGCTGTTAGAGGAGTTCACATTCCGAACCCCCTACGGCGATATCACTGTCCCCGGCTTCTATAGGTTTGACGGGGCATCAGTGCCTCGCATCCCATTTGTACACGCCCGGTATGGAGGCAAAGCGTTAGAAGCCTCATGTCCGCACGACTATGGGTATGAGTTTAAAACTCACCCCAGAAAAACGCTGGATAAAATGTTTCGCTATCTGATGGACTTCTACGAGAACCCAGAAGTACCTAGCCAAAGGACTGCGATGTATGCTGTAGTAAGAGTTGCGGGCTGGACACATTGGTAGCAGGAAATGACTAAGAGGTATTTTAGTAGTAGAATTTAGAAAACCGACCAGCTGAGAGGGTGTTATGGGCCAGGATAGTGATCGACGACAAGAGGCTGTAGAGCAGGACGTTAGGGCTATTTTCAAGGCCATTAGCCAGCTAACCACCGACATGAAGTTGATGACGCAGTCGACGATTACGACTCAGCAGTCTATGGAGGAAATGAGGAAGGCAATGGACGCGCAGCACGAGATGGATAAGAGGCTGCAGGCGGTAGAAATAGCCGTTGATCACCTAGACGGACTACCTAAGGCGCTAGAGACTTTGAACTCCCGGGTAACTAGTAACGAGTCGGTGGCGACTATTATAAAATGGGTGTCAGCATCTGTAGGTCTGTCAGCAATAGGCGTAATAGTCAGTAAAGGGTTGGGCTAATGCACATAACCTACCTACCTCACTTAATAACTTTCCTAATGTGCTCAATGGTGGCTTTCTTGGCCATAACCAATATAGCAGCCTATAGGCAAGTTAAAGGAGCCAGGGTAGGCCAGCTGGTCATCTGGGTATCCTTCTTTCAGCTAGCGGTTGTGGCTCTGTTCTGCTACAACCAGTCCCTCTGGCTAATAAACAACCATGAGGAACTGGTAGGTACTGAAATATCAATCCTGTGGTTGAGCTACGACTATGGCAATACCACGTTCCATCTTCTAGTCGCAGCCACGATAAGGTCAATCAGGTAACTATCTTCGTTTGTTGCTTGCAGCCCTACGTCGGAACGCCCCCAAAATCTTGTCGTCCAGATTGTCCTCAGATTTGACTGCCGTATAGGGATCAACGGAGCTGGGGTCCTGACCTGAGAAGTAGTGACTAACATAGGCGACACTCATTTGCCGGATAGCTCTAACCTCACTAGGACTTAAACACACCCCTGTCAAATTCACGTAAGACTCTATCTCAGACCAAGGTATTGACTGAGGGCCATTAGCCCCTGGGACGAACATCCCTATCTCTTCAAATATGTCAACCAAGTGCTTAACGTCTGACACGTCCGGTAGTTCGCAATCCCCCAACTCGGAACGGGTCTTTCTTTCCTGCTTTTTACTGGAGTATTCGGGGTCAGGTACAGATGACAGCCAGCCTTTTTTGCTAGCGTAAGTGACTAGCTGCCTGGTTGCTTTGGGACCCAGTTAGACAGCTCAGACCGGAAGCTTATAAGCTGATCTGCTATCCAAGAGTTCTCATTGAGGACGTCCAATATAGAGGGAGAATCAGACGAGTCGGTTTCTATAGAGCCCTGCAGTCCAGTACAGCACCTGGCCAGATGAGAGACGAACTCTTCTTGTATGATAGGCAGCATGGCGCTCTTAATGGTCTCACTGTTGTCCTCATCCCATTTGGCCACTTCAGCTACTTCAGCCGTAGAAGAATTCTGGTCAGTTACCGGCCTTCCCATAGACTGAACCAGCTCATACTTCCTGCGCAGGATGTTAGTGTGCATCTGAGACTTAGACGAAGACCCTTTTTTACTGTTGTCGCTGTAAGTGTAGAATCCAATCTCGACCCCATCCTCATCTTTAAGAGGCTCCCCGGTAACAGGGTGTAGTATGTGGAAGAACTCAGGAGTCTGCTTGTTAGGGTTAAAGTCAGATATTTTCATTATTCATCTCTAATAATAACGCCTCGGGAAGAAGAGCCAGCAGCAGGAGACGGCTGCTTTCGGTAGCTAACCTAGCTGGCCCAAACTCGCAGATTCCGCTAAGGAGCGGCAACCTCGATAATATCGTCATCGATCTCCAAAGTTACTGCTCCGGAGGTGATAGAGTCAACGTTGCCAAGGTTGTAAGTAAAGCTCATAACCTGAGCGCTGAAGTAGAGCTTAGCGCCACCCTGCAAAGTCAGGTCGAAGTAGTGACTGTCGTCGCTATCGAGCGCTGTGTTGGCGGCGATTTGTCCTGCGTCAGTGGCGTCTCGGCCCAACTGAAGCGTAACAGCTCCGTCGTTGAAACTGCCTTTGCGCTTGACGGTTCGGCGGTCACCGATAGGGTTATGGGTAACCAAGTTATAGGTCCGACCAAATTCACCCATATCTGTAATATCAGCGATAGAGTCGAAGGTCAGAGCAGCAAAGCCTGCCTCGTCATAAGTAGCAGGGGGCGTGGCAGAAATGCCAAGGGTAGATCCTGCCGTAGTACGTACTTTAGAAGCCATGGCTTCCTCCTGTTATTCAATTTTCCGGAAATGGAACAGGCCCATAGCTGAGCCTGATTGAATTGTACTACGGAGGATAGGTTTTATCTATTATTGGACGGGTTCCCGCTACTCTCGTAGAGGGAGGCCAGGCCGGTTATGCTGCGTTTGGCATCCGCCAGCAGAGCAGCCGACAAATCAACCTCTGATGTCTCAGCCATCCCCAGCTCCAGCAGGAACATGACACATGCTGCGGCATGGCCCAGATGATGAAGGCCGGACTCTTTGTCCGTAATCTCTCCGCCACGGTAAGCGTTAACATGGCGCAGCATAGCGTCCATATACCTTTGCTGCGCATTCTCAACCCTCCGCCAGTTGTCCGGACCGTACTTCTCTGCCCCAAATGTCAGCACTTTTGCCAACTCCAACTCTGCGGCAGACGGGATAAGACTCATCATAGGCTTACCTGCGTCAAATTTCTTGCCCGCGTCAAGACACTCAGGTGCTTTCAAAGTCGTAGCAACCATCTTTACCTCCATCAAATTAATTCAACGACGTTCTCTGCAGAACGAATCTCGTCTTCTTTATGCGTGACTGTCACGACCTGCCCATTCATAGAGCTGATCACCGAAATACAGCGTGTACCGATTTTAGAACTCATGGCCGACGTTGGCTCATCGAGCATCAGGAATCCAGAACCCGGGTTGAGTACTTTGGACACGGCGATCTTAATAGCAATCCCCGCAACATCCTCCTGAGCGCCTGACAGCTCCTTGATCGCAACTTCATGACCGTCCTCAGTGCAGACGAAAGTATCTCCGTCACGGCGGAAGCTATCAATCTCTGTAGACTGCCCGGACTCAGAGGTGATCCCCTCTGTGATGGCTTTAGCCACTGAGCTGGCCTCTCTACAGATACTGCCCCAGACCTGGCCCAGATATTCTGAGCGGCGAGACTTAACGTACTTCGCAAGCTCCGCCACCGAGACTTTGCGAGATTTAAGGCCATCAATCTCCGTCTTTTCCTGCTCAACTTTATTGATCATCTCAAAGAGAGACGCCAGCTCACGCTCTGCCGACTCTACCTCAAATTTCGCACGATCTCGGCGGGCGATGAAGTCAGCGGCTTGTTTAGAGAATTCCTGATGACGACGCTGACAGTAGTCCACGTCAGGTCGGTCTCCCAAGACGGGGAGGGACTTCAGCTGCCCCTCAGCAGACTTCTTGTCGGCTAAAGCCACATCAATCTGATCGGATAGTCCTTTGATGCGGGCATCAGCCTTAGCCCGATCCTCTTCCTGCCGGCGCAGGTAAGACAGCTCCTCGGAGATCTGCTCTTTCTCTGCGTACAGAGGGGCGGTGTCGATCCGTTCCGGAATATCAGACAGGTCGGAGTTAGCAAGGTCTTCTAGCACTGCCTCCAGGCCCTGAAGTTCTGCCTTGGCCTGCTCTTTGGCGTGTTGACGGGCCTCAGAGGAAGATAACTCTCCTTCCACAGATGTAAGGGCGCTTCTAGCCTCGACAACAACCTGATTCAGGCGCTGGGACTCATCGTCAGCATGAGATATTTTTTCTTGCTCCAACTCCAGCTTGAGCTTAGCTGCAGCTATCTCCCCCTCCACCTTCTCAACATACTCCGGAGTCACCTCTGGCATACTCTGGTGGCAGGTAGGGCAAGTCGTGCTATGCAGTTGGTTCTCTAAGGCGGCCAGATCTTTTTTGAGGCCCTTAACCTGTCGGGCAGCTACATCTCGGTCATCCTGAACCTTCGCCCAGCTATCCTGAGCTGCTTTAAGCTCAGCCCGGGCACTCTCTACTGCCTGACGAAGATCATCAATAGGCTCATCATCTGCTTCTGACTGCTTGCGATAGGCATCTATCTTACCTTCAACCTCAGCTTTCCGGCGCTCGAAAACTTTAAGCTCGGCCTCTGCGGCTTTAATTTGCCTCTCTACCTCAGCTGCGTGTCGGATCTTAGCGCTAACCTCATCAACCCTCTGACCTAAAGTGTCCAACAGGGACAGATTTACCGGGTCAGGCATAACTACCTGAGATCGTTGAGACATAAGAAGGTCGACTTTATAGCTGGCAGACTCTACCGCCTGAGCGGCTGACTCCCGAGCCTGTTTAAGGGCTACCCACTGGGCGTCCTGATCACGGGCCACTTTCTCGTCATGGGCGGCTTGGTCCCTCTGCTCCAGAAGATGGGCATGGACGTCTACGTCCTCCAAATCACGGAGCTTAGACTGCAGCAGCAGTGACATCGATTTATGCTTTTCTTTCAGTCCACTCAAGTCATGCTCAACAACAGAGTGTCGATGATTGACGATGGCGTCGATACGATTGAACTCAGCCTTGCACCAGTCCTCCACACGGATCAGCACGTCAGCACCCGTCTGCTTCTCAACTTGCCTTTGCAGACGAATGCCGCCGGAACGCGCGATAGAGAACGCCTCTTTCTGCTCAACAAGGTGCAGGAATTTGAAGGACTCCGCAGAGCCAAGCAAGGCGGCTACCGCAGCTGTAACGTCAGAACGACCTTTAGCTATGACCTCAGGAGATTTAAAATCGGAGGTTTCGCTGCTGACGAGTTCCGCTGTAGACGCAGAGCACGACACTTTATAAAAGAGTTTGCCTGCCTGGAATGTCGCTGCCACCTTCCAAGCGCCGGTAGTGTCTCGGGTCTTGAGCGCGGCTGCTGCTCCGCGAACTTGAGAGGTCCCGTACAAAGCGGTAAGGAAGGCCTCAATCAGGGTAGTCTTGCCGAACCCGTTAGGGCCTGTAATCGCGTTTAGGCCAGACGTCAGGTTAATTGTTCGAGTGCCTAAGCGTTTGAAATTCGTGGTGGACAGTTCAATGAGTTTCATGGTGGTTCCTTATTTAGATTCTATGGAGGACAAAGCTTCTTTCATAAGCTCAGCTGTTTCGCCTTCAAGCTCAGCCAGCATTACCTCGGGCAGAGACTCCAGGTTGACTTCCTCTTCCGCTGTGCCGGCCTCATGGATGTACTCAATCTTCGAGGTACGCAAGGCGATTAGATGTTCGGCCTCCTTCCATAGCTTAGCGACAGTGTCGGCCACTTCCACAGACACTTTTGCGTCCGCCTTCCCTACCACGTCGATGAATTGAACATTGCTGTCAGCTAAATCCGTCAGCCTGACAAAATCTTCAACATCGACAGTCCACGCCCTTTTTGAACTCCATGTCAGGTGGTGCTCGACCTCCTTAGTCTCAGTGTCGATAGTCGTCACGAACTTGTCCGAGATGTCGGAGAAGCTGGTCGGATGGGTCTGACCGACAGAGATAACGCGTCCGTCTTTACGTTTAGCCAGCTGGTGCTCATGGCCCATGACGATAAAGTCGAAATCCTCAAGCAGTCGGTCAGCCATCTCCTCTGTCAGATTCAGGTTCTGCTCTTTCTCTGTGACGAGGTCGTTGTCATAGTTGCAGTGCAGGAAGAGGTAATTGTTCGAGGTATGAGACGCCTGCTGGGCTGCTGACAGCAGAGATTCCTCAAACACCTGCTGGCTAACGCAGTGGGGGATGAAGTAAAGGTTGGCCCCGCTACAATTCTCATGGTGGAAGCTGGGCTCCCACTGAGTAGAGACAAACCAACTGTCTGACTTGCCGCCGGAGGCTACCGCAGCCAACAAGCCAATGGAGCTGACGGTGTCCTTGCGGTTTCGGTCATCGTGGTTACCGAACATAACGACGTCGCACTGACCAGCCAGTCGGCTTCCGTCCAGGATGTCGGCCTCGTCATTCACGGCTTTATCGAATAGGTCGGCAGTATGGATTACGATGTCAGCGCCTTCCTGCCTCAGAAGTTCTGCGCCGTAACCTGCAGTCTCGCAAATTTCTTTTTTAAGCCTCGCACGAGACTCGACTGTGGTGTTGGTCTTAAGGGACTTTCCGATATGGGTGTCTGATAGTATTCCGAGTTTCATTTTGATTCCTCTAGCTATTGAAATTCCACTGGTCTGCCATAGCGTCCGACCAGCCTTGATAGGTTTCGGACCTTGCTTTCCACCGGTCAGCGGAAGGAGGCAGCCTGTTTTGACCTGAGTCGGTCTGGTTGTCGAACCGCTCAACCATTTTTCCGGAGCCTCTAGGCCACTCAACCTCCCTACCGCGCACCCTTTTAGTAGGTTCCAACTTCGGCAGGCCCTTCAGCCATAAGCAGGTCTTCTTGCTCGCGTTGTGGCCGTACTCAAAAGGTTGAATGATTTGGTCTGGTTTTCTGTATCTAGTCGACATCACCCCTACAGGGTTCTCTACCGCTATTCTTGGGCAGTCAGCGTTAACGATTGCCAAGAAGAAGTTGGCGGCCTCGTCTCTTGCTGCACGGCGAGCGGAGCCGTACAACTTGTCAGGCGACAGCTTCTTATTGATTTGCTCGGGCTCCTTGTAGGCCCACTCAGCAGAGCAGGTGAGGTACGTGCAGGGTGGGTGGCCGACAATCAGGTCCCACCCGTCATCGAGCACTTCCAGTACGTCACCCTGGATATGAAACTCTGAGCCATCATCTGCAGGGAGAATATCGCAGCTCCATGCGTCATGACCTTTGGCCCTGAATGCGTTTCTGGTGTTGCCCGACGACTCGCAGGCTATTAAGACTTTCATGCTTTACTCCCGTAGATGTAGAACCGGTAGCTGCCGGTTCTACAGAGATAAAGTTATAGCTTAAAGTTCAGCTAAGGTCAACTTACAGCTCATCCCGACGCCGAGCGATAGGGTGACGAGGCAAACCTTCGTCCGTCCACTCGAAGTATTTGCAGGTGGCCAGCTTGCCAACGAAATCAGAATCATCGGCAGCCCACAGCTTGGCCCGCAGCAGGACTCCGCCTTCCATTGTGGCCCTAAATTCTTTTCTTTCACCGTCCACCTCCCGGACACAAATCAGCTGCGCCTGTTGAGCATACCCGTCATCGACCGAGCGATCAGGGTAGTCGGAGGCTGAACCCACCACCGGAGCAGGCTTTATGGTTCGGTCGATGCCTACGATCTCGAACTCCTCGTCGTGGAAGTCCTTACGTTTAATCATGCGCTTGTCACGGCCATTAGGCTTGTAAGGTTGCTCGGAGCACCGAGCGATGGAGCCCTCATACCTTGCTGAATCCACCGGGCGTGGGACGAATCCCAGACCTGTTCAAGCTCTCCCTCTGCGACGGGGTCGTCGCCTTCAAACTTGTAAGGCTGGGCACAAATTGAAGGGACGCCCATGATCGGGAACCCAGCACGGTAGACATGCTCAGTGAGGTACTCATAGCGGTCACCGTAAGACATATCCGACACCATATCGTAGACGTGATACCCGAGCTTAGCGGTGTTCTCGTTAGGCTTCTTGGCCGCAGAGCTGATCTGCTGGAACGTCAGATCATGGCAGTACAGCTCTCCATCAAGAGTGGTTCCTACCGGCACATGAACCTTGTCGAGTGCAGCCTCAATGTGAGGCACCGAGATAGACTTTGCCTGCCGGGTGTACAGCTGCCAACCGCCTTCCTGCTTCAGGGCAAGCATACGGAATCCGTCGAGTTTCGGCTGGAACAGGTACGTTGCGAGGGAGACCTCCTTGGCTTTTTCCCTTGATAGGGCCAGCATTGGCTTAGTAAAGCCTAAGCCGTTTTTGCCTGCGTCCGCAGCCGCAGGGATGTCTTCCTGATAACCCTTGTCCTGCTGCTTCTTCGCTTTCGATTCAGCTTCCGACAGAGCCTGCTGCAAGGGAGTCGTCTCATTAGCCCGGCCAATGTTCTTGCCCTGGGTGATATTGGTCTTACGCTCGGTAAGCTTGCCATCTTTAAGGCCTTGGCGGATAGAAATGGTGGCGGTGCCGTCCTCATTCTGATCTACAGAGATAGACCACTGGCGGACTTTGTTTTTGCTGTCCAGGTTGAACAGGGTTTTGGTGAAAATTGGGTTCATGGTTGTTCCTTTTTAATAAGCTCTACGGTTACTTTGCCACGCAGCTTGCGGGTGTATAGTTTGTCGCTATTTTTCTTGCATCTGGTCGGTTGCGGGCAGAAAACGACCAAGCCTTTGACGTCGTCCGCGTACACAGCTTGGTCTACCTCGTTGCCGTTAACAAAGACTCTCACAGGCTTGCCGATCAGGATTGTACTCTTAGGCGTGTAGATCACTGCAGCCTCCTCAGGTCGTAACGGTAGTAGGAGAAACAGTCCGGCTCAGGCTTGGCAAGATCCTGCTCTCTGCGGTACAGGAACCCGGCATGATAGAAATCCGAGACTTGCTTAGCAAGTCGCCCGTCATCGGCCCAAGACACGGCTGAGGTAGTCAGACAAACAGGCCGAGGTGCATAGCCTGTAGCATGAAGTAATCTATGCACCCTTAGAAACTTGCTACGGCTGATTGTTTTCTTCATTCCGCACTTGTTGACGTCTTTTAGTGAGATCATTAGTCCTCTCCTGCTTAAAAAGTTTCTTTAACTTTGTGCACGACGATAGCGGTGCCCACCATAACAAACGGAGCGCAAAGCCCGAAGGTTATGGTGGGCACCAGCTGCTACTCATTTCCAGCTACCTCCTGCCAATTTTATTAAAATCTCATCCAGCTCCTCGACCGATCCCACGGCCAAGTAGTCTTCCTTCCTAAGACGTTTGCCATCCATCTTGGCCTCCACTGCCAGAGCGCCGTCGATTACATCCACACGCCCAATCGTGCAGTCGCAGAATACAACGAAGGCCCTATTCCCTGACCGAATCCACCTAAGAATACCAGACACCTGAGCAGGCTCTAGCAGAGAAGGAATAAAGCTCGCCCTCTTCTCTGATGCCTTAGCCTCCAGCAGGAAAGAGCTCCCGTTCAGCGCAAACAGGTAATCTGCGGGCTGGCCTCTAACCACGTTTCTTGCTTCGTTAGTGTCCACGAACCGGTGCTGGAATCCCCTGTGGGATTTCTCAAGCGAGTTGAGAGCAGGCTCGACGACCTGCTTCTCAAACCACTTGCCAGCTCGCTGCTTGCCCTTGTAGGCGGTCAGCGGTTTGGCGATTTTAATCATCTTCCCGCCCTTCGTTATCAACTTTCAATCGGCCTGTCTTCAGGCAGTCAAATAGAGCCTTAAAACATCCACAGATGATTTCATAGTCAACTGCATCCGCACCTGGTACCGAAACCTTAACCATGTCGGACGCGCGCCTGGCGAACGCCTTACGGTCAGCGTCAACGTCTCGGTACCGGCATTCAGTAACAACGAAAATATCATTCTTATTCAAAGCCCTAAGCAGAAGGATGGACTTCTCGGCCGCTTCTCTTGAAGAATGAGGTCCATCCGTATTCCACGCAGTACCATGGCTATCCACTTTAGCTACCCAGTAGTCCGTCCTAATCATCAGCTTTTACCCCGTGCTTCTCCATCACCTCAAGCAGGTCCTCCGCTAACTCAGGCGTCATGCTTCTGTAGATGAGGGATCGAAGGCAGCGATTGGCTTTGGATACGGACTCCTTCTGCTTTACTCGCTTAGCTAGGCCCTCCATGGTCGCAAAGAACTCGAACGAATCTGGCGAGCCTACCTTTGATCGGATAGCTTCCTTGGTTACGCCTGTCTCCGGCAGGTAATCGTCCACGAACCTAGCGTACCCGCCTGACAGGCGTTTCAGCTCCACGTACTTCCTGCCTACTTTCCACACCTCGAAAGCGACCGGCTCAGAGTTTCTGCGATTGGCTCCAGACGGCAGGCCGAACACTTTGTCACCTACTTTGAAATGGGATATTGCTGTAAGTCTATTCATCTTCTCGTCCTCTATACTCGTAAACGTAGTACATAGCCGCCCATGCGTTGAAAACGATACCAAAGGTCACCCCTAGGGCTATGTGCCCAAGCAGCATAAGGAAGGTACCGGGACAGGCCTTACCCGTATACTGGCAGTCACGGACCCAACTCTTAATAAATTTATTCATCTTTCTCTCTTCCCAATGTCAATACCTGCTTTGATCAAAGCCGCCGGCAAGTACCACGGCCATAGGCAGAGCTTGGCAGTTCTTTTCCACCAAGTCCTGGTCTCTGTCCGCTTTATAGGCTCGATTCCCATAGATACCAGCCAGACAGAAGCTGACAGTATGATCAGCCATGGAGTGGCCATGTAACACACGATAAATACTTGCCAATTATTCATCCTCAGTCACCTCAACCTCCAGATCGTATTCGACGTGAAGCTCTGTGCTTTCCGCCTTCTTCTCAGCCAGCTTCTGCTTAACCGCTTCTATGTCGTTAACAGAAGAACCAAGCTCCGCCATGTTGAACCAGTCATAGCCAACCGCTACGTCGGTCTCCATAGGAACTGGAATCCTTGTAGGGACAATCACTTCCATCAGGTGTCGCATCCCGGCGATGTAAAGCTCAAGTTCTCCCTCATCGACAGAGGACAGAACCTCATCGTAGATCGGTAGCACGTAGCTACAGCCTGCCTGAGCGTATAGTCCTGACTTCCACATACCTGACAGTGTGATTTTAAGCAGGTCAGCGGCTGAGCCCTGAATCTCTGCGTTGATCAGCTGTCGGGCAATTCGCGCCTGCATAGCCCGGTCACCGGTCATCAGCTCAGGTTCAGCATGTCGAATAGAACCGAACGCTGTCTTAGTGAATCCGTTTCTACGAGCCTCAGCCTCGGTTTGGGACTGCCATTCGACGACACCTGGGTAAGTGCGGAAGTAGGCATCCACGTAGCCATCAGATTCATGACGGTCAATGATCATCTTCTCTGATAACGCCATAGAGGACATGCCGTAGATCAGACCGAAGTTAATGACCTTCGCCTTCTTCTTCCGGATACCGTCCGCCCACTCATGATCAGGGTGATCCTCATCTTTGTAGGCCGCATAGAAGTCTTCGTAACTCCAACCTACGATACTGGCGCCTGTAGCAGAGTGCAGGTCAATCAGACCCTTAGAATCCTGCAACATTTTCTGCAGTCGGTCCGCAACCGCGTCACCAAACAGGTTGCGGTAGTGCTCAACCAACTCAGGCCCGATATAAGCCTTGATCATGGTAGCGTCGCAGCTCTGTCCTGCCGTCAGCCGAAGCTCAAGACCTGCCCAGTCAATACCGACTAGCACATCGCCTTCCTTTGCCGGGATTACTGTCTGGCGCATCACAGGGCTGATCTGCAGGAAGTTAGGGTTACCGCCTGTTGGTCGGCCTGTTGCCGTAGCACACCAACGGAACTCGGGGTGGATGTTCCCGGTCTTTGGGTGCTTCCACATAGGGTACTTCTTATGGTACAGGCCGTCCCTTGTTGCCGCTGCTGACATCTTAACCAGATTGGCCAGAACGTCTTTCACCCACTGGCGATCAGTGTGCGCGTCAGCCCACTTATACGCCAGAGCATTAGCAGAAGGAGCGCCGGGCAACTTATTCTCCCTGCGGAGAGATCCCGGAGACGTTTTGCCTCGCAGATACACTTCTGACCCCAGCAGTAGATACAATAGGTTGCGGGATTTTACCGGGGAGCTGGTGGTAATCTCGAAGCCAGTCTCGACTTCTTTACCCTCTAGGCCCATAACCCGGATCGCAAAAGTCTCCAAGTCGCGGAACTCGGGCTCCTCTCTGTCCTTGGAGGTAATCACTGGGACCACTGCCTCCAGCAGACGGGCGAACTCTTTCTGATCTTCAGTGGCGAATTCCTGCCAGTTGTCATCCAAGTACAGATTAAGATAGCCTTTAGTGGCCTTCTCTATGACAGGAAGCTCCAGAGCTTTGCTCAGATCCCGCAGGCCTGCAGCAGTAGGGTGAAACTTAGCGCCTACCGTTTCTCGCTTGTACGGTCGGTACAGGGAGGCAGACATCAAGTTGCCCTTGACCTTATCGATCCTGTCCTCTGTAAAGATGCCGATGAACTTGGTGAAGTTGCCGTCAACAGCCAGTTGCTCGTACTCATCCAGCTCTGCGCCTTCGTCAGCTTTTGCTCTCAGGTCTTCGATTTTCTCCTGAAGTTTATCCCAAGCCTTACTAGCGTCCGATCTGGCCTTGCAGTAGTAATAGTCCTTGTCCGCATTAAAGAACTTATTCGCATTGTCCAGCTGGGCAATGAAATCCCCGTCTGCGTTCTTATCGAGATTTTCCTGCAACAGTTTTTCGATAGCTGCCTGGCTGGAGGCGTGGGTCTCAGCGTCTTCAGCCTTGATCCTGTTCAGAGTGTCCCAGTCCATCTTTACGCCCTTAAGGCGCTCAGCGGCTAGGATGTTGAGTGGCGCTACGTTGTACTCACAGTAGAAGTCATAAGTACTCTCTAGCTGCGAGATGATCATTTCAAGCCAGTACAAGTGACTTGTGACCAATGAGTCATCGCAACCATAATGCAGTACATCGACCGCAGAGACGTCCGCCATGGTCTTACCTTCTGGGACGACCTCAGAGAACTCAGTCTGGCGATATCTCAGCCAAGTTGAGGCGAGGTGCTTAAGGCCTGACCGCTCGTTCTCGTCCACCTCTTGACTCAGGATCATGCTGTCGTGGGAGTCCCACATCTCAATATCGAGAGATTGTACCGACAGGGCCATCTCAAACTGAGCATTGTGAGCCACATAAGGCTTTTTCTGTCCCCGACAGGCATCCCTCATTGCGGTTAGCAGGTTGGCCAGTTTGGTCTTTTCCAGGTTGTCGAACTCAAGTTCGCTGTTGTCGTGCTCCACAGTAAGGTAAACGCTGTGCTGGCAGTTCGAGCCAAAGCAGACAGATGCGCCGGTTGCCTCCATGGATACTACGTCAAGGTAGGTGCTGCCGGACTTTGCCTGCTGAAACGCTTCATGTTGTAGGGTGTCGTAACCCTCGTAGTCGTATGAGATTAGAGGAGAGCCTGCCACCTGCTGCGCCATCCGCCCCGGCATATCGTCAGACCAGTTGCCGCTGTGGATAAGAGTCTCCGTAGGCATGAACTGTTTGAGTGATTGCTCAAACACGTCAGTGCAGCCAACAGAGGCCATAAGATCGGTCACGCGCTGACGGCTGGGAACTCGTTTACGGAAGTCAGGCTTGGTGATCTTACCCGCGTAGCTACGCCAGCACAGCTGCGGCCTTAATGACGCCACCGTGTACATGGTCTGCCAGTTGGGGGCATCTTTCAGGATAAGAGACAGAGCTTTCTTTACCTGCTTGGGCGTACTGTCGTGCTCAGCAGCAGCCTCGATGTTTTTGTAGTTACGGGTGGTTACGGCTTTGACCAGCTCATCCAGCCCACCATCACCTACAGCAGCGTAGAGGTCGTTCCATTTGGCTGGGCCAAAGGACTTAACGCCACCGTACTCGTCAGAGGCGTCCCCTACAAGCGACTTAAACAGCGTCACATAGCGCAGAGGAAATGGGCGCTCAACACTCTTGTCCACATCGTAGTAGTTGGTCTCTTTCCAGCGACCCTTGAGCACTGCAGTCACGTCTTCTCGCTCGGCAAGGGCAAGTAGATCGTGATCGTTGGTGTACACAAACTTGTCGCCCTGCAGACCTTGGCAGCACCAAGCGATTACGTCGTCAGCTTCAACGCCTTTAACTTTGATCGCGGTTGAGCCGGAATAGACCAGCACATCCTCCAGTACCTTCTTGAACTGGATCAGATTCTTCATCTCCTGATCCATCACCTGCTCAGCTTTGCGGGCCTCGCGCTTTGCTTTGTAGCCGGGGAAGATGCCTTTACGGAAATCGATGCCGCCGTCTTTTGCGAGGATGACGTTGATAGGCGCAGTGCCCATATTGCTGAAAAGTTGTGGGCCATACACGTCAAAGAAGAAGCGCATAGCGCCACCGACAGTGGGAATCTTCTTGTCGGTTTCCGGATCGTACTCCTTGAAGCTGGCGCCATAAAAGCAGTGCTTGGTGACAGAGTTCCAGTCCAGCAGGTGCCAGAATGTGTCGCGTACTTTGGCCGCACCGTAATCAGCGATGTTCCGGTCGATACCCGACTTGATATCTTCTACGGTTAGTTTTCGATGTTCAGGCAGTAGGTGGTTCATGGAGTCTCCTCATACGTGTCATAAGGGCTGCAGTCCCAAACATCATCAATGTCGCCCTGCATCAGGCTGTAAGTGCCTGACTCGGAGCACTTAGCGAGGGCGAAGTCCCTGCCGACGGCTACAACCGTCTGCTTTTTATCGGAGCCTTTACTGCCCTGGTAGTGAAATTGCTTGGCCCCGCAAAACCCGAACCAGATTTCGTCACCCAAGTGGATGTCGGAGTACTTTGTTATTTGTCCCATAAGTCACCTTAATTCAGACATAAAAATAGCGGCCCGAAGGCCGCCATCCAAGCTTCCAACGATCAGAAGTCTTCCAGGTCTTCCACAGAGATGCCTGCAGCAGTCTCCAGGTTGATGCCCAGCTTCTGGCAGAAGTCGTCCTTCGTGCCAGCGACCGGATCGATAACCCAAGGGTTGTAAGTCTTGCCATTACCACCCTGAGTTTTAGGCCCTACGCTTACCTTCAGCACCCGCTGATCAATGGGAGTGCCTTGCTTCTTGGCCATCACCATCAGACCGCGAAAGCGCTGCATGGAAGCCTGAGCGATCTGCATCTCACACATAGTACCTACCGGCACCACATCGCCTACTTCCTTGCTGAACTTCAGAATTTGAGCGCCGACCATTTCGTACTCAACTTCTTCAGGCTTCAAGCCTTCCTCACGCAGCTCCTGCTTGAACTGCGTGACAGACTTGCCTCGGGTGGTCTGCATCTCATTTTCGCTGAGGCCAGGCTGCACAGTATAGTAAGCCATCTGTTCCTTCGTCGGATTCTCTACGCCAGCAGGCTTAATGAGGCGCTGCAGGCGGCGGTTGACCACTGCCACGATAAGCGCCTTACCTGCAGATGCGTTGTCCAGATCAAACTCGGCGTTCTCAATCTTCAGCTTTTTGAAGGCACCGTAGCCCAGCTCACTAACATCCACGTCTTCGCCGCCCATCGTAGGAGCCTGAACATCGGCTGGGTTAGCGACCGCTGTTGACTGAGTTCGTACCGCAACCTGAGTGCTTGGCTCTGAATCCATAGGGGCGCCTGCCATCAGGCCGTTGCTGGTTTCTTCTGCCGGGTCGGCGTCCATTACCAGACCATTAGCCGGCTCCTGTTCTGCAGCTTTAGTTTCTGCAGGCTGGGCGTCCTCAGTCACCAGACCGTTGCCGGAAGCAGCTGCGCCATCTTCTGCAATAAGTTTGTTCATCTTTTTGTTACCAATAACATTAAAGTTCATTTTTTCTTCTCTTCTTCATTTAGTTGGGGGGTAGACCGTGTAGGTCTGGGAAAGACTATAGCAGCGGTTGCGGCTACAGTCAAAGGTTAGTGTTTACCAAAGGGCATGACTTTTCTTGGGACTTCAGCCTTTCGCTGACAGCTAAGGCCTCTTCTGCCTGAAGCTTTTTCTTTTCAATCTGTTCAGACTCCTCCAGTATTTTGGCAGCGGCCCTAAGATAGTCAGCGGCATAGGTGTTGCTTACCTTATCAGCAAGTCGGAACGCTACCTCTGAATCTTTCAGCACCAAATTGCGGGCTGCGGCCCTAAGGCTCCCATCACGTACCCAGTATGAGATTCCACCGCAGGCGATGTAATCTTCCACATCGCCTGCGCCTGTGAACTGAACCTCATCCAGCAGCTCTTTTTCGTCAATCATCAGAACCTCCAAAGAGTTCTACTACAGTCAAAGGTTGATTTTGTTCGCCTTTACGTACTCGGCACTACCTTGCAGTAGGCTCTTTAATTCAGCAATTCTGAACTCTTTAGGTACGATATTACCAGGAATAAGAGGGTTGCTGTGCGGAGCCTCCTTTCTTATCTTGGCAAACTCACACCTGCCTACCGGCCTGCGTCGGACAAGCAAGGCCCTGATGGCGTCGCCTTCCACCTCAACTTTCATCAGGGCGAACTGGTGCTTGTCTTTTATACGTCTCACTACGTGCTCTGAACTTAAGACCATCACGCCACACAGAGTTATAGTTCGCTCTCCCTCTATGGCGACTGCAAGTCGGGAGTTGCTGTCAAAGAGGTCTGAGGACTCCATTAACTTCTCCATCTCCACAGCTCTTGCTTCTGCCTTGTCAATCTCACTCAGTAAATCAATCATCAGAACCTCCAAACAATTCAACTTCCATCGCTTGAACAGGGAACTCTCTGCCGTTAATCTCCGTAACCTTCCTAGTCTTATCTACCATCTTAGAGAAGGACTTGTCGGCTACAGTGCCCAACACCCGCAGGAAGTAACAGACCATCGCAAACTTCTGCCCCGTCCTCTCCATGCGAGCTACCGCCTGCTGCACGTCCCTAGGGGTCGTAGGGTTCTCGACAAACAGCATGTAACGCGCTACCTGCCAGTTGAATCCTGCCCCTCCTGCACCCCAGTTGGCGATCATCATCCCACATTCGTCCGAGGTCTCGAATTTGATTCGGTTCGCCTCTGAGTCTTTTGGTGATTGGCCACCGTAGATGACCGCAGGATTAAACTCTGCGTACCGTTCCTTCAGGTAGTCAATGGTGTCCTTGTACCAGGCCCATACGATGATCTTGTGCTTCCTTGGGTTAACAGACTCAATAATCTCGTCAGCCGCCTGCAGTACAGTGTTGTCTTTCTTGAATTTACCCGCCTTGTCGTCATCTACATAGTGATGAGGGCAAGATAGGATTCGCCCGGCGTACTGCCGTAGCTGAGAGGCATGCTCTGCATTAAGCAGCTCGCCGTTCACCTCCAGCAGACGAGTGTTGATCAGATTGCGGTAGAGCTTCCGGTGTGCAGGGGAAAGGTCGACAGGGACTTCGACCGGTCGCAACTCAGGCAAGTCCTTCTGTACCTCACGCAGAGTTATCTTCCTTGCCCTGCGGCACATGATTTCACCGAGCTTGTCGAGATTCTTATAGGTGTAGCCTATGATGTTCTCGAACTTACGGCCGGTATCAGGGTCCTCCTTATAGACGGTAATTGCCTGATCTACGAACATGTTGTAGAACTCTGCGTAATCAAAGAAAAGTTCAGGGTCAATAAGTTTGATCAGACCATAGGCGTCTGTCGGAACGTTGCGGATCTCTGAACCTGTAAACAGGTGAACTCCGTACATTCCCTTGCTGGCGTAGAACAGTCTCCATACAGCCCCCCATAGCTTGGTCTCGGCATTAGATAGCTTATCTGCCTCGTCAAACAGGAACGCTCGGTAGCCGACACTCTTTAGGTAGCTGCCGTCTCTGCGGATTCGCTCATAGCTCATCAGCATCAGAGGTGGCCAGCTGTCGTCCATCGTGTATTCGGCATACTTTTCGTCGCGCTTCTTGGGGGTCATGTCCTGGACTAGGTAGTCAAACCCCAAGTCGTCAGGCACCGTCCAATCTCGCTTAAAGTCAGACAGCCACCGTCCTATCAGTTTAGGAGGCATCACCATCAGGCACTTAATGCCTGACAGGTGGTACAGGAGGATCAGAGCTTGCATAGGGATCGTCTTGCCGACCCCCGGCTCATCCCATAGCGCTGACCGCTCCGACCACTCCTGTCCGGCCAGAATGTTAAGGCCGGATATTTGGTGGTCGAACGGGGAGTACTGATCGTTGCCGTCCGGATGGCATACGATCCTATCTGATCCTGGAGGTGAAGCAACCCCTGCCTTCTGGCACATTTCACTGAGTGTCATCATGGCCGCAGACTCCCAGACCCTCTTTAAAGAACTTTACCGAGGCGTCGAATTCTTCTTCGCTGATTTGTTCCAGTAACGAATCAGGTCGCCAGTTCAGATAGCTCTTGTGCCTATACCATCCTCTCCTTTTATTAGGCACTATTAAGAAGATTACAGTCTTACCTGCTGCCGAGAAGCCGGTAGCGGCAGCTCCTAGGCCCTCTCTTCCCTTAAAGAGCAGAGGTTGTTTGGTAGTAAGGCCCGCAGCTTCTACTATTTCAGGGCACAGTTCTCCGTCAGTGCCGTGCTCGGTAAAGGCTTGAATCAGCGGGCCTTGTTCCGCTTTGTAGAATGAAAACTTTTCCATAGAGATTCCTGTCACTAAAATTCATCTATTTCAGAGGCAGGCGGTGAAGACATCCACCAGCCTTTCTCCTCCAGATCCTGCATGGAGATGTATGCGAATCCGTCCTCTCCCATTCTGACGTACTTAGGAGGCGCTGACTTGAGCATCTTCTCAAAGTCTTCCGGAGCCATCTTGAATACACCTCTCTGACCCTGACGATCTATCCGGGACAGAGCCTGGTAGGCATACAGAGGCAGGAACCTGACCTTATCCGCTGACGCAAGATACATCCCGACGGAACCTGACATCTTAGGCCCGTCAGGATCTATATCGAGCACAGCATTATTGATCGACCATGCAATACGCTTGATTATGAGATCTATGTTAGAGTCAATCGTCTTGCTTTCAGTAACGGTAAGCTTGTCAAGCAGCGCCACTTCCAGCTCTTTTAACCTTACGCTACAGTCAGCACCAAGCCGCTTAAGAGCCTTACCTAAGAAGTCCAATCCCAGCAGGCAGGCGGCATAGCCCTCCCGCTTGCGGTCAGATCCGCTCACCTTAGGCACCTGCTCGATTCTTCTGCTGAATTGGTCTGCTACCCATAGGACTTCAGTAGCCTGCACAGCCTCTACTAACAGGTCTAGTCCGAAGCTGGCTAGCAAGGGCTTTCGGGCTGAAACGTACATAAAGTTCGCCCTTCTGTCACTGTCGTCCTTCCATTGCATATCGAACGCAACCTCCAAGGTCCTGGTGCGCAACGACCGGTGCTCTGCGGCGATGGTCTCCTCACCGCAAGTCACCACAGGAGAAGTAGACACCTTGTCCTGAACTCCGCCTGACGCCATCTTAGAAGTCGCACTGTGATCCCATGAGGACTTGAACACATTGACCAGTTCCTTGTACTTGTGGAAGTCAATCGTGCCTTGGTTAACCTCGTCCACAATGGTAGGCACCGAGTTAGACTGGGACAGCTTTTCCCGGATAGAGACAATCGTAGACTGACTTGCATCCACTACTGGGGCATCTGTGCCAGGCACTCCGTGCAGGCATAGCATAAGGGACGCCGACGCCGTCTTGCCTGACTCCGGCGCTCCGTACAGGTTCAGCAGTGGGAAATTGACTCCTGTCGCCCTCAAGTGAGGTTTGATGTGAGCAGCGCAGAACCATCCCAGGACAGTAGCTGCCTCAGCCTCAGGCAGAGTTCTGCTGATGCTGTCTATCAGCTTGCTAAGGTCTTCTGCGGTGTAATTGCGAGCACCCCTTTCCATTTTTCTGCTAAACGGAGGTACGTTCGCCAGATTAGGCATACGGCTCCTGCAATTCTTTACCTTCTCTCGCCTCGGATCTTCAGGAAACTCGGTTCTAAACACCTCCTCAATATCCGGATCAGACAGAAGATCCGTATCCGGATCGCAGTACACGATGACCGGATCTCCGTCCCTGAGAAAGACGGAAGTTCCGAAGTGAGGAACTACTGTGATCTCTTCTGCGTTCATAACTTTTAGGTTCCCACGATCTGTAAGTACCATCCTTAATTTGCTCCAGAAGTCCGGAGAAGTTAACCAACTGCCGCCGGATGACACGATGACATCTCTGGCTATCATTGGGGAGTTTGCCGCTTCCTCGCTCAGGTTCACCTCAACAGGCTCCGAAGCCCCCATAGAGTCAAACGTCGTCATCTCCAGTAGCAGTCCGGCAGGTTTGCGGTAATTCCTGCGCAGCTCAGGGGTGTTGTGCCAGTCCACGGGGTAACCTACCTTCACCGCCTTGGTGCGCAGGTGGAAGTTAGTTGCTGGTTGCATGGCCTTGCCAAACCCAATCTCATAGCCTTTGTTTCCTATGGCTATCTGCAGTCGCTCATCAATATCAATCGCCACGTCGCCCTGCAGGACTTTGCGGGTCTCGCATAGGCTACAGCCGCCGCACTTGTTGATTACTGAGAACAGCCCGCCCTTGCTGAAGTGTCTGTCAGAAGTTCTGATGTGCTCATATACGGAGAGGATGGCGTTGTATCTCTCCGACTCCGTCCGGTAACTGGACGATGTAACTGACTTAGCCATCCTCCGGCACAGTTCTTTTACTTCCGGTGCGGAGAGTCCGGCATCCTTGCAGTACGCCGCTAGCTGCATACACGCCTGATTAAAATTGCTCTTCTCGTCTCCTTTGGTTACCAGCCTGTCGATACAGCCAGGAAGGCCGTTTTCCTTGTAGTCTTTGGCAAGGTCTTCCTTAGGCGTAGCCTCTGAAAGTTTCTCGCGCTCCTTCCTTAGCTTAGCGGCCTCCTCTCTCGCCATCTTAAATACGGCAGCGAGGGAATCCGCCTTTTCAGGCTCCCCAAATACAAACCCAATTCTTCTTTGGGACACCAGCTTCAGGTAGCCGTCAGGGCTGAGCAGGCTCAGTTCGTCTACAGTGAGAGGCACTTTATAGGTGTTGATGCCTTCTCTGCGCACATTAGGCATGCGTAACGTAGACCCCTGCCCTCCCTTGTAGACTCCCATGTCCAAACCGTCTACCTTAAAGTGGACGGCTATTTGGCGGTATGTGTCATACAGAAATGGCTGCGGCCGTAAGCGGCCAAAGTTCTTCCAAGGCAGGATTACGTGGAACCCTTTTGACCCTGACGCATAGATTTGCAGGCCGGTAGCTCCTACCCCCAGCAATTTAGAGACTAGTTGCTGGCATGACTTAATGGCCCCTGCTATCGCGTCTTCCTTCGTGCCGCCCACTTCCTCTGGCTTGAAGTCAATATCGAACCACATATCACCAAAATATTTAATGACATGTCTGGGGGTCTCTTTAGTAACTGGCCTGTCAACCGACAGCACAGTCATGTGGCGGACAACGTTGTTCGTTATCAGCTTTACCAGAGTCTCCGGGTCGTCTTCTGTCTGCCGCCACTCACCAGCTTTTTCCTCTTTTTTCCAATACTTATACATGCTGTGGCTCCGGGCCGGACGATCAGATGAAGACTATGGCGATGAAGATCTCTCCAGATGGCATTTCCTGACGCAGCAGGGTGTAGTCTTTGTTAACCTTCAGCCCTATGACACCGAGCTGCTTACGGCAGTTGTTGCTGCTTCGGTCGAAGTCGAGCGGGAGGACTATTCGCTTACCGTCGAATACCCCAGACTTGACCCGGCTTCTGAACAAGTTCCACCGGAACCGCTTACCCCGCAGACTGTGGGAGAACATGTTGTCCAGCAGCAGCGCTTCTTCGCCCGCCAGAGCCGACTTGAGGGTGACGTCACCGGCAACGATCTCCTCCGGGCCGTCATTTGGCAGCACGGAGGGGTGGAACTCCTCCTCAGCGTCTATCTGTTTGCACACGGCAGCGAAAGCTGAGTCTGCGTCCGACTGCTCATGCGTATCAGAGAAAGTTGAGTCAGTGCTATCGTCCTTAGGCTCAATATTGTCGTATGACATATTCGTCTCCTGTTAAATTCGGGTTGGATCGCAATACTAGATTGAAATGATGAGGTCGTCAATCACGGCTATAGAGCACCGTGATTGAACGCAACGTTAAACTTGGCCCGGCTGGTGCCGACATAAATAAGGCGCCAGTAAAGGTCTGGGCTCAAAGTGCCACCCAGGTATGCCTGCATGTTTTTAGCGTCAACAAATACTGTGTGGTACGTGCTGCCCTGAGAGCGGTGGGCAGTGATTGCGTAGGGGTATTTAACTTGGTTAAACTGCTCTTGAAACGGGTAGAACAGCTTAGACCATTGCGACCTGTCCGTATAGCAAATCTTCTTGATGTCATTCAGGGCCTTATCAAACGCCTGTCTCTCGCTCTCGTGGAGAATAGTCAGGACTTGCTGTCCAGATCCTCCTCGCTCATGAACGTAAAGCTGCCAACACTTCCACGCTCCTGTCTGGGCGACTTCATCGTGGATCTCGACGTTCTCCACAACCTCATCTACAACCACTTCCTCGTCGGTAGGAAAGATCGTGAACTTTTCCTCGTGGTCGATTACCGGGGAAGCAATAATCAAAGTCTCGTTGCGGATGAATCGCTTAACGTCTTCACCGTGGATGAACTTCCTTGCCTGGTCATTTAGGAAGTCGACCCGAGCGTTGGTATAGGCAATAGCGCGACTGTGGTCAATATTGCCCGAATCCCAGCAAGCCTTTGCCTGAGCCTTGAAGTGACTCATCCAATCCCCTGGAGACAGGATGTACTGCCCGCCTAGCTTGGGGTCATTTGATGGGCTAAGCCACATCTCGCGGTAGTCCTTATTACGAATCTTCTGTCGGATCTCATGGACAGTCGCTTGGATTGGGCTGCCTGCATCTGAGCGCTCAATCTTTAGAAGCTCCATGAAGTCCTGCACCAGCGCAGATACCGGAGAGTGGCTTTCCTTGACAGGTGGAATCTGGTCGTCGTCGCCTAAAAAGATCAGCTTTAGGTTGAACCTTAACGCTACGTTAGCCAGCTCTTCTGTCACTTTTCGAGGTAGCATGGAGTACTCGTCCACGACTACGATCCGGAACTTGGAGGCAGCAGGTTCGTCTGATGCCCGTGTGACATGGCGTACCTCTCCACTGTCCATAAGGCGCATACCGAGTGCCTTATAAATCGTGGTCGTCTCGAACCTGACGCCTACGTTGTCAAGCATGACCCGAAGCTGACGGGTGGCCTTATTGGTTGGAGCTGTAATTAGGATAGGCGGCAGCGTTGAGGTTGGGTCCGTCAGGGCCGGGCCTGCGATAGATAGCATCGACAGTACCAGAGTGGTGGTCTTGCCCGAGCCTGGAGGACCGGACATTCGGATAGCCTGCAGGTCTCCTTCTTTAGGGGGCTGGCTGCAGAACTCCTGCAGTCTCTGCAGGGCGTTAGATTGCTCTGGGTTTAGTTGTTCGATAGTGGGTAGTTTCATGTTGGGTCTTCTCTATTTAATCAGGTTTGCATATTCAAGCAGCCAGACCTTGGGTGCGATTAGAATCTGCAGCCAAACCAAGTTGAAAGTCTTGAGGAGTACGATAAGTAGTACTACTGCAACTACTAGTACCACTAGCGAGCCTGCGTGCAGATCTCCCTCTGAGTCGTGGGTAAGGGTTTCCTTCCTTGTTTCTCCAGAGTCGGAGTCAGACTCTATGACTTCCCCTTTCCCGCAATGCTGGCTGATCATTTTTGCCGCCACGACCGTAAAAGTCAGAGCTGCTGCAGCCTTTAAAGAGTAGTAAATTAGGTTCCAAGTCAGTAGCTGGTGCACATACTCAGGTAGCTGGGCGCTAAAGAAGCTGGTTGTAGCCTCCAAGCTCTGCACCGTCTTTTCTATAAGCTCTACGAGTTTGCTTTCGAGTTGCCCGTTCATTGCGGTTCCTTGGTTGCCCTCCCTAAGGAGGGCTGTATAGATAAAAATCAGAAGCTTGTAACTTCACCAGTCGCTTTCTGCGTATCGCCTGCCATAGCCTTGCACAATCGCTGAACCAGGATGGCGTCATAGCGGGCACGGTGAGCCCCTCCAGTCTGGTCAACCATTACCACGCCTTCCTGCTCAGCGGCTACGACCAGCTTGATGGATTTGTAAGAGCCGCGAGCCGTCCGTGCACCGTTGAATACCGAATAAGGCTTCATCGCGCAGGTGGTCTGCTCGTCGATCATCGTGTCGAACTCGACGCCGCCCTTGCCAAACGGAGCTGCCGTCTGCTTGATGATGCGGCTGTCGAAGCTGCGGTTGTAGAAGACCACGGTCTTGCCTTTAATAGCTTCCATGAACTGGTCGTGAATATCCGCCCAAGTAGGCGCATCTTTCAGATCATCTTCGGTGATCCCATGTACTTCTTGGGCACGCGGGTTGATGGGCACGGTTGGCTTCAGCAGAGTATCCAGCACCGTGTTGCCTTCATGGTCGACCAGAGTGATTTCGATGGCTTGGTCGGATTTCGCTACACCTGTGGTTTCGGTGTCACCGAACAGGTAGCCTTCAGAGGCGAAATTCGCCAGGGTTTGTTTTGCTTTAATTTTGTCGTTCACTTAGTTTTCTCCGTCTTTATCATTAGCGTTCAATGCCAGCCACATGGCGACTAGCTCTGACTCTTCTACTTCGGGATGGGCATACATCACCTCTTCGAGCGCTGGCAGCAGACTGTCGTGCATTTTATAGGCGTCCGCCATGGCATAGGCGGCTTTTACTGCCGGATGCTCGGCAGATAGTTCGCTGATTTCAATCATCGCTGTTCTCCTTCGGGTTCACCACTTGCTCCCTGATGTCAAAACCGACACCAGTTCGGCATTACTCAAATCATTCAGCCAATCCTCCACGTCAGGAAGCTCAGCGCTGTGGCCATTCTTGGCTGCGGCCTTTTGCTTGAAGCCGCAATCCTGCTCGTAGGCTTCTGACACGTTGTCCTGAAGCAGAGCCTCGACCGCATCTTTGGTTAGCCTTGCCTTGCCGTCTTGGTCTATATCCAAGCTGTAGTATTCAGGTTTCATTGATCTCTCCTTTAATCTCAGCCTCTTTTTCCACTTTAGGCAGGTTTAGCTGGGCATAGTGGGTGGGGAAGACGAAGTCTTTGCCTACCTTGTAACCTACGCCTCCTTCAGGAGTGAAAGTGAACTGAGCCGCTACAGGTCTGGTGCAGACACCGGTTGTCTTGTCCAACGAAATGACCAGAACATACTCACCTATCTTAACCGGGTCATCATCTTGGATGTCTTCCCATTCGATCATTCTGTCCCCCTAACGTCGGTGGTCACAGCGAGAATCGTCAGAAGACCCAAACCCGCCTTCGCCTCGATCTGTCACTGAGTCAAACTGGTCGACTTCCAGCAGCTGAACCTGCTCGATTCGCTTGAACACGAGCTGGGCCACTGCCTTGTTCACGTCTACCGGCATGCGCTCATCCGTGCGGTTCCACAGGCTGACCTTCAGCTCTCCTTGGTAGTCCTGATCAATCAGACCTACCAGATTGCCGATAACCAGGCCCTTGCTGCCAGTACCTGACCGGGGCAGGATCTCAGCAGCAATATTGACGTCGTTAATGTGGATACTGATGCCCAAACCAACCAGCTTCGATTCGTTAGGGTACAGAACCACCTTCTCCGTCTGAGGTAGGTACAGGTCATGCGCTGCTGATCCCGGGTAGCCCTTGGATAGCTGGTCAGGGTGGTGGGCGACTTGTGGGTCGCGGATTAGCTCAACTGTTTTCATGCTTTTCTCCGATTTGCTCGCTTGTACGTTATAACACCAGCAACAGGGCCTAGGTCAGAGATGGACACTTCTTTCAGGTAGTCCATCGAATTGTGTCTGACATTACCTTGCAGCATCCTTCTTACCGCAGAGAACTCCGCACCTCTTAGCTTGGCAAAGTCTAACTTGCTGGCAGCTTCCGGATTGTCCCTTATCCTTGAAAAAACTTGGTAGGCGTCCTGCCCTAGAAGCAGCCAGAACTGATCAGGGCTGCACTCCATCGCAATGCTTAGAGGAACCTCTTGCTTCTTGAACCTCCCGTCCTTCTGCCTTACCAAGGTGGCCCTAATTTCATACCTGTTTATCTGGTCGGACATGGCTACATCACATAGCCGGTGTCATTGGCGCGCTTCATAGCCTCTTCGCGGCCAAAGCTTTCCCAGTCTGCGCCGGCAAACAGATCGTCAGGGTCATCGTAGATGCCGAACACCTGCTCTTCCTTCATGACGCCCAGCTTCTCACCTTGGTGCCAAACAGAATAGGACGTAGCTACCGGAGAGATGCTGACCAAGTTGCCCGGCACTACCAGCTTACAGTCACCTCCTACCGCGAGCACCAAGGCGACATTCAAATCCGCCTTATCAGGGTTGGTATCGGTAACAATGCCGCCTGCCGACACCTTCTCCAGCTGGGGTAGGATACGAACACAGATATGGGTTTGGGTCGGTACCAGAGGGAGTTCGCGGATGGCTTCAAATTTTTTGCTGTAGTCTTGAGACATGTTGTGCTCCTAGATTGGTTATGGGTTAATTCCCAATTAATATACGAACAGAAGGGTCAGCCTGTCAACAACTTCTGTTGCTGCGTAGGCTGACCCTTCTGCGGTTAGTGATGCAGTTATGCGGCTACCATACCTTCAGCGTCCTCTTACCTTTGTTGCTCATGACCTGCTCATATTCCTGAGCACATTGCCCGCCCGGGCAAAAAATTGCGTCAGGGTTCTCCAGGTCGTCGTCGCAGACTGGGTTGTGGCAACGCCCTTTCGGCACCAACTTCGGCTTAGCTGCCTGCTCCGCTTTAGCCTTGGCGATTGCGTTATCCCGGATGACCTGCTCATTCTCGGACGCGATATCTACATTTGTATCCACTACTGTTCTCCGTCGGTTAGATAAAAATCTTTTACTTTCTGCTCAAACTCCTGCCACACCCCGTGCTGCAGGCTCTTAGATCGTCCCATCTTGCCCTTCCATGATGCCCATTCCAGTCTGTCCACCACTTCAGAGACGAATGACTCAGGGTAACTTCTCTGGTACGCATAGGAGGCTACTTTAGCGAATACTTGGCTGGTGGTGACGCTGAAATAGAAGCGGTAGATTTTCCGGGCAGGGGTCCGCTCTACTCTGGATTGGATAAAGTCCGGGTGGCACTTCCATACGTCTGCCTGGTGCCGCTGGACGCCTTTGGCCAGTACGCCTCGGTTAAACGCCTTGTAAGGGTGCTCAGTTCCGTAAGCGTCTGCCGCCTCGAAATAGGCCTTCAAGAGGGTGCAGGGGGTAATATCCATGGCCTGCATGTTACCTGGCTCAGCAACCTTAGCAACGATCTCTTCCGCCACCGCATCTACGAACCGCTCAGCAAAGTCTAGCTTGAGTCGGAACTCAGTGAGATCCGGCAGGTCGTGACCCTGCACCTCTAAGTGAGTTGTCAGCTTGTCAAAGGATTTCAGGTTAGCCAGAACGGATGCTGACATTACCTGTAGGTACAGGGCTTCGTCCAGCATTTCCGCCTTGCCTTTTAGGATAGACGGGACCATAAGCATGAGAGCCAAGTACTCCCCGATGGCTGGTAGCACCAAGTCCTCCAGTGCCTCTACCGTAGGAGTAACCGGGATGGTGTGGGTTTCCCATGCCGGGATGTCGTAGGAGGACACAGGGACTATCCAGTCTACTTGGATTCCCAGATGATTTCTTAAGCTAAGTTGGCGGCGGCAGTGACCTAAGAAGATGCCAATAGAGTTCGGCATGTTGCCTCCCAGTCCGTAACCCGCACCGTCGATGCTGTCAACTGGGAAGCTGGAAGGGCTATACAGCGTCTGCAGCCCGTGAGTACGGTAGGCGGTAAGACGAAGCTTAAGTTCGCTCCAGACCTTTTCCTGAAACACTTCGTGCCCCTCGAATGCCACCAGAGACGACAGGTATCCCAGCCCTGAGCCGGGCAGATGCTGCTGCCATACAGTAGGGTCTGCCTGTTCCTCCTCAAGGAGATCATTGCCGAGTAGCACGAAGGGCTGCATTAAGGCGCCTAAATAGTTCGGCTTCTTGCAAAACCCTGATACGTTTACTGTGCCTAGCAGTAGGTTAGCGATGTGAAAGTTTCGGCTCAGCATGACGTTGGCCCATGCAGGAGATGCCTCCTGAGGAAGATCTTTGCTGGGCTTTACTTTGTGGTGCTTAGGATTGTACATAATCTCTCCTACTTGAATTTATGGATGTGCATGTCACGGGGGTTTTTTAGGAAGGTTGTAACAATCTTCTTGCCTTCGTTTATCATAACAGCTGCCACTGCGCCTCCCTTCGATACATATATCTTTCCACCGTTACCTACCTTATTCGAGACCGGGGTACACTTACCCGGCAAGGTCTTTGCCAGCTGCTTCATTAGGCGCTTGCTGGCAGGCTTGAAGGTCTTTTCCTCCTTCACTAGGTTCAGATGTGGGTAACGCTCGGCAAAGCGCTTCAGGGCGTGTTTAGTATAAATCATGGCATCTCCTAGTTAGGTAAGCAGGGCTGCTGCCACCGTCAGTGCGAGGTTAGAAAGAGCGGCCAGCATAAAGAATGCGGCGATGAAATTGGTCACTGGATTTTGGAAGGCCGAGTTATCCCCTGTCAATCTAAAGTCCAGGTAGCTGATGGGCATCAAGGTAAGGTAAAAGGCCATCAAAGGGTGGTAGGCCGGAGTCAGGCCCGCCAAGATTGCCAAAAAGCATAACAGTGCTGCTGTTAGGAACATTAGGTTCTCCTTAGTTAATTTCTTGTTGCTGGCGCATTTTATCGCAAAGGCTCTCGGACATCTCTACTGCTGAGTCGGGATGCTCAACGCTCCACTTTGCAATAGCCTCTAAACCTATGCGGGCTCTATAATGCCCCTCTTTAGGGTCGCCTTGGTACTCGTAGGCCAGGTCGATGAATCTCTGCCCGATGCTATGGAACGGCTCGGGCAGAGAGTTAAGAATGCCTGCGCTGTCCTGCTTCAGCTGTTCCAGATATTCAGCCTCAAAACTCATAACGCTTAAGCCTGTTTCGGATGTCTTTCTTGTAGGCAAACGGATGCTGCTCGCAGGCTGATCCAGTTATTTCCTGCTTGATCAGAGCCAGACGGACAAAGGTTCTGCGGGGTTTGCCTGGCCAAAGCCAGCCGTCGCTTAGGCTAAGACTGGCGCGGTGCACAGATGTCCCGGTATAGTAATCCCAATGCCCTACGCTGCCTTGGCAAAACTCCTTGCCGTCGCCCTTTCCAGAGTACCAAAGATCTTCCAAATACCAATTCACGTTATGAACTCTGGGGTCTAAGTCTTCCGGATAGTCAAACCGTCCTACCCAGAACTCTGTCGGCTCCCGGTTGCACCACGTAAACATAAGGTCTACGTCCTGCGGATGGTTGACTGAATAGCCATCCCGGTGCCACTGCGATGCGCTTTCACTGTAGATGTCGCCGTGCCTAACCGTCAGGTACAGGTGGTGCTCATCCCATGCGTGACCTATGCCTATCGATTTAAGGTAAGCTTTAAGATACTTCAGATGAGGAGCCAGCCACCGACATCGGTGCGGTAGCTTTATGTAGTTCCTACCCTTGAAGAGGTTGCTATCTGAATCCTTCGGCCATTTTATCAGCAGGCTTTGTATGTACTGGTGGTCGTAAGGTATGTGAACCTTTGGGATCGCCAGTCCTCTCAGGGACACCGGAGGGTGGGAGATGTGGCTGTCCACTTTACTAGGCTGGGGCATATCATACTCCTTTGAACTGGACGAATGGATATCTTTCTCGTAGTTGCGCCTCCACGTCCTCGCGTGACCCTCTCAGGTAGTCGATGAACAGAGTACGGTCAGAGCTAACAGAGATGACTTCCTCGTCCTTAACCCCGTAGCCCATGGCTTTCAGCTCGCTGGTAACGAGGACGGCGTGTGCCACATAAAGCGGCCCGCCGTCCATGCTGTTACCCCAGTAAGCTCCTCCACGATCATAGCCTTTTTTGTTCAGCTGGACCTCCCGCAGATTCGCTCGCCACACACAAGCTTTTAGGGCCATATCGAGAGGGCCTGTAAGCCTCACCTTCCTGCCGGAAGGGACGCCATGAAGCTCCGGGGTGTTGCAGATCAACTTGTCGAAGGGGAGGGCTTTATCAGTGGTGAGGGTTTTGATTGTTTTCATCTCAGCCTCCGAACTCAGACATGTAATCCTCGACCATAACTGCGCCCTCGGGCAAGTCTTGAACCAAGCGGCCGCTGGCGATTGACTCTTCAGCCAGCTCTCGACTGACGTTAAAATGCTCTCCGTCTACCGTAAATCCGTGGGTGTACAGGATATCCGCCAGTTGCTGCTTGTCTTTCCTACTCAGGCTACGTGCCTGGGTCGGGATGGCTACTTGAGTTGGCCCAGGGATCAGCAGGTAACGTGTCTTGCTTGATTTCATTTTGCCTCCAGAATTGCTTCAGTTAGTTTAGTTACACAGTCAGGGCAGGTGTTGACTTGGTTGCTTAGATCGGTGTCCACCTTGACTATTACATCATTCTCAGCTTTTCCGCACAGCGAACACGACAGCAGCCCTGCTCGCTCTCCTTGTGTGTGATTTGCCCACCCGCTGAAAGTGAAGGTCTCATATTTCAGATAATCGAGAAGGTAGCCCGCCTCCCTGCACTCTCTACAGTTGCACGGCTGGTCCTCGCATAACCAGGCAGATAGGCGGGCGATCTCGGCTTCTATCTGCCCTCCGACATCTAGTACGGTTACCTTCATTTTCTCTCCAGAATGGCTTCAGTTAGTTGTTTGGTTATCTCCCGCTCCAGTTCCAGCGTTCCTCTGTTGACTTCTGTTAGAGGGACGGACACTGAGTCATGCAGGGCCTCGGCAAGGGAGAGTTGGCCCTCGGTTAGCTTTGCTTTGGGACCGTCCCCAAATTTTTCCCGTATACGTCGGACATCGGAGACATACGTCGGAGGGTGAAACAACTCCTCTATTTCGTCCGGTGCCAGGGTCAGCTCGGTTCCTGCATCAGTCAATGCCTCAAACTGGTACAGGGCCGTGCTGCCGGCCGGAACACTCTCGCGGACGATATGGGCATTTCCGCAGCGGCGGCCATCTTTCGTAGGTAGTTGGGCGCCTACCTCCAATCCCTCTGCGACCCCCTCAGCCCATTCAGGTGGTGGCATTAGATGCCACCACTTCTCGTCCATAGGGTCTATCTCGCTAAATGGAATCATTCGCTCACCTTTACCTTCGCTCGCCGGCCTCGCTTACCGTTAGAAGACTCACGCATCTTTGCCATTTCGGCCATTAGCTCAGCAGGAGGTACCGCTAATTTGACGCCTGTACCTTTCACTGAAATCGGCACGTATTTCTCAAGGTCTGGGTAGGTCTCAATTAGTCGTTTGACCGTGGTCACAGACTCCAGGCAGCTGGACAGCTTCGACTTCATTTTGCTTTCGTCTCCTCTCAGTTTGCTGCGTTTCAGGAAGAAGTCGTCGAGCTGTTGGCTTTGCTTAGGGGTGACGTACTTTTCCCTAATGTCCGTCCCATACTGGGAGATAACCGGCATACTGACCGTGGTAGGTTTGCCAGACATTGCTCCTCTGACAAATTCGCCCTCGCTGTTGAGGTAGTTGTTAAGACGGTCCTCGCTATGCCACTTTCCGAAGCATGACGCGACGCAGTAGGTGTATTCGACCCTGAGGGCGAAAACCTCCTGCCCCAGCTCTTTATTGCACTGCTCGATCTTTTCCCGCAGTTCGCGGCGTAGTCGTTCCGCCTTGTCCTGATCTTGAACCGCCCGAGCCTTAACAATCTGCTGGACTAGCAGGCTCTCCTCTCGAAGCAGCTCTTCGCGTCGCGTCTTGAAGATATCGTCCATCGCGTTGGTTACGATGGTTTCTTTGGCAGATTTAGTAAGTCTTGTCATGATGGTTCCTTAATTTGGGTTCAATTTTGCTTTAATTCTGGTTCGTAACGTCAGTAGATGCACCACTCATAGGCACCAGTTACTTTCTCTCCGGTCGACTCAATCTCGTACTCAACCAGAGATTTGAAGTCCTGCCCCTTCTTAGGAGGCACCACCACGTAGTTCGGCCTTCTGCATAGGACTGGGATCATCCTCTTTGGCAGCTTTACCCAAAGCAGTACGCCCACAGGTGGAAGCCCTGTGCTGAATTTTGGCTCCCAGTTGGGGTCGGACAGTGGGGCGGATGTCCTCCATCTGTGATATGAGGCAATCATTTCCTTTGGTACCCGTAATGAGTAATGGCAGAGGCCAGGGTTTGGATCTCTCGGAATCCCCTGTGGAATCCATTACCCTTAATCCTTTGGGCGATCTGGTCGATTTTCTCAGCGTCCAGAGTCTCGAAGTAGTTTGCGATAAAAGAGGTTTGGGTTGATATGTCCGCCTTAGCTAGAAATTTGGCCACGCAGTCCACGTCTACCTCGTACTCTTTCATCTGGCTAACTGTAAATGTCTTCATCAGATCTACTCCTATCAGCAGCGCGGCGTTACTTCCACAAGTCACCCGACATGCAGCCAATGGTAATTTCCGATGCGAAAGCTCTCACAGTCTCTTGCTTACCCTCGGTCGTATCGGCCACCGGCTTTGACCATGCCTTGGCTGCCAATTTAGCGTGAAGGCGGGCCAGTGGGCCATAGCTGGCCAGAGCCATGTAGCCGTCCAGTGTGTCGCCTCGCTGTCTGGCTCCCATCACCGGGGCGGCCATATTGCCCAAAGCCTTGCACTCGCTGTAGGGCGAAGCTTGGGCTGGTTGCGCGGAAGCCGCTGCCATTACCGCCACGAATGCTGCAGCCAGTAACTTATTTTTCAGGCTCAATTTCTGTGCTTTGTTCATGGTTATTCTCCAAAGTGTAAGTAGCTTTATTGTAGCCATAGGTACTGGTTTATTCAATACCTATGGCTCATACTCGATTTAGTCGATTTAGTCGATTTAGTCGATTTAGTTGATCTTACTCAGGCACATACTGCGGTTCATCGCTGACATGGCGTTATCTGTTACGCCAAGCTCATGCAGAGCATCCAGAAGTGAAGGTGACATGCCTTCGGCCATCTCGATAGCACGGCTAATGTTCCCGTTGATCAGCTGCCCTGCTATGAAGTAGGCCGGATCAAGGGTTGGCTCGCTAATTCTTGATTCGATCTCACCTGAGCTGTCACATATCCACCAAGTGGTATCCGAATGCTGCAGGTAGTAGTCCGGGTGTTCCGGCAGCTGTCCTCGGTAGACAATGGTGCCGTCCTCAAGTGTAAACGCCGGTTCGTGCTGCGGAGAGAATGTAGGTTTTGTCATAGGTTTTACCTTTTAAGTCTTAATTTTTAATAGGAGCGGCCTATGGCCGCTATTGGATGGTTGTCGGGGCTGGCAGCCTGACGACGTTATCAGGCAGCTTCTCCTCCGGGTTGCGGCCCATGAGTTGGTCGTAGCCATCAGGCTTTGCATCTGGATCAATGACCAGCTGCACTATGCGAAGGTCATTGGCATGACCGTAGGCTACAATCGCGGAGTAAGGGATCTTGACCTCGTCAGCGGGCAGCCTGACCTTAACCTCCTCGTGGCATACCTCGTGGTCATACTCCCCAATGTAAAAGCCCGATACATAGTCCCCATGGGTCTCAATCTCTTGGAGACCCGTCAGCTTAGCCAGGTCTTCTTCCGCCAAATTGAAGTAGACCACTAACCCGTCAGCGGCCATCTCCCTGATGATTGCCCGGCCTATGGCGTCATTGAATGTCTTCGGGAATTTAGAGGGTAAGTAGGGAAGTTTCTTCATTAGGTCTCCTTCTCGTTGTTGGTTGGGAACCTCACAACCATGTTGAGGTTGACTAGCTCAGGGTCAAAGGCCCCATAGCCTGCAAACATGTCGACCAGTTCTTTCTCCATCAGACTGAAATCGATATCACCGGCAGGGGATGCCCACCAAGCATAGGAGACGAAGTGCTTCTCGTTTTGAGAAGCTATCAGTCTGTCGCACATCTTCCTGATGGCAGGCGATAGGGACTTTATCGTTCCAGATTCCTCAAGGATGTCGACCTTGTGGTACAGCTCGTCATCTGACTGGCAGAAGACTATCGCTATCACCTGCCAGCTGTAGCTACCCTTTAGGATCTTGTTTGCGGTTGCCTGGGGCAGCACCACCGTCCTGTCTCTGGATCGAGATATCATCTTGGGAAGCATGGTACCGTCGGCGCACCAGAAGTTTTTGACTTGGTCTCTGATAAGGTTGTCAGCTCTCTTCCGCCGGAAGTGAGTCTTTGATTTTCTGTGTTTGGATTTAGGCATAATTGCTCCTAGGCTGAGCCAAAGTTGTGGTCACCGGTGAATCATCAGGGTCTCGCCGTAGATGTGGTGACATTCATCCTCGTCCAGCCCTAAAATATCGTACAATTTGTCGTCCTGCTCCCTGTCAGTGCAGGACATATCAACATAGAGCTGATCTGGGTCGCCTTCACGGGTAAAGCAATCAATCTGGGAGGCGACTGCCTCAAACTGTTCAAGGCTTACCTTGATTGAGTACAGTGCGGCGGGTTCGATGCTTGTCATAGGTTTCTCCTATCAAAAATCCAAATTCAATCGTCTGAATCTATCTCGTCATCGATCCGGTCAGCATCCCAGTAGCCTGCCAGCCACCAATGTCTTAAAGTCATTGGTGACGCTGACCTGTCTGAACGATATTGAGGCAGAGACTCCGGAGGGTAGGGGCAGGCTGATTCTGATTCGCCTACCCACCTTGACCGGATGCCTTCATAGTAGACATCCGGGTAATCTTCCGGCTTCACTTCCTAATCCAAATAGAGCAGGCCATCGGCGCCTTCATAAACATCGACGTCGCCGAACTTAACCGCTACTTCAGTTAGCCAGCTGCCGAGATCCCCCAGCCCTCTATCAAAGAACCCTGACCCGTGGCCACAGCGGGTCAGCCAGAAGTCATGGCCGAGGTTGGAGGCTTGGTCCTCCATATACTCGCGGATCTTCTCGGACACCTCCAGCTCAATAACAGAGGTGTCCAAATCCATCAGGTTATACATACCGTCTGCAGCTATCAGCATGACGCCGCAGTCTCTTTGGGCTTGGAGGACGGCAATGGGTGAGAAGTTCTCGACGGAAAACGAGGCGTCCATGGGGTTGCTATACTCATCTACGGATGCCCACAGAGCTGTGGCCAGGTATTGGTGCGTCATCTTATCGATGTCTTTGCTGAGGTCTAGGTTAGGATGCGGCATGGTGAACTCCTATTGAGCTTCTTCGGTTTCGTCTTCAGGTTCGGTCAAGGCTAAGATCGCGCCTGACATGGCTTGGATCAGCATTGTCGACCCGTGCCCTAAGTTGCCGTAACCGCGCCAAAAAGGTGCTACTAACTTTGCCAAATCAGCAGGTGTTAAGACTTCGCGCTCAAGTAGTGTGCCTAGCAGTCTTGGGTGGAACTCTTTCCCGCACAGGATGGACAGCGCAACGGTTATATCTGGGCTGACAAACTCGGAGCTTATATTGCCGTCCCAGCTTATGTAATCGACGCACTTAACCAACTGCTCAAAGTTGGTGACCTGTGGCAGAATGTCTGAGTGCTTCCAGCCTTTCTCAACTTTCGGCCATATAGCTTTGGCCTTGTTAAGCGCCTCTCCGTAAGTCATCGGGAACTTGGGGTACCGGTACAGGTCGATAGAGCGACCCTCAACCGAGAAATGGCCTTTGTTGAAGTCGTCGACGAAATTGATCAGGTCGTCTGCGCCTTCATGGTTAGCGAATATATCGAGTACTTCGTCGACGCTGTAGTTTACGTGTTCTTTGGTATGTTTGAGTGGTTTCATGTTAATGCCTTTAGTTTTCGGTTAGTTTGATTTGAAGAGCCTTGAACTCTTCGTCAGTTAAATCTTCGATGAACTGCTTATCAGCCAAAACTTCCTTGCGAACCCTGTCGTTCTGCTCCGCTGGCGCCAGCATATAGTCCCTCAGCCTTTCCGTCCGGTAGCCGTGAGACTCAGGCAGGTTTTCGTAGGGTTCATCCTCTACGGAGACTTTAGGACTGGCGGACATGTCAATCAATAAGGTGGCTGGCTGATTAACCCTAAGCTGTAAGGAGAGCAATGCCGGGCGGCAGTTCAGACGTACATTCCCTAAAATATGCGGGTGGCTTATATAGCTGAGAGGAAGATTTGATCCTAACCCTGCTACGGAGGTTGTAACTTCTAAAGTGCTGCGACCTATGTCCACCTCCTTTTGCAGCTTATCAAATAAGGCTTTGGCGTGGCGTACCACTCCCTCCCTTGGGCCAAAACAAACGCTTATGAACTGCCTGTCCGGGTCATCGATTCGCACCTTGACGTGAGTGTCGACCACTTTAAAGCCCAAGTTAGCAGGCACCGGTACACTTGCCAGGCGGTCGAACTTGAGCAGGAGTCCTAACTCATGCGTGTCTTCCGTGATGAACCCTCCCTCGGTCAGACTTTTAACATGGCGGCCAAACCTTTCCCTGGAAGCTTCAAGGTCAAGCCCCAAGTGCATAGCCCTGTGCAGGAGGTCACTGATATCAGGGTGTTGACGGCTGTAGCCTGCGATGTACAAGCCCTGCGTCTCGGGATCGGTTATATGGTGAACCCGGTATCGAGTCTTGACCTGAACCTCTGGCTTCACGTCGTCTGCGACTGATGAGCTTACCTTGGGCCTAGTGACCCAGTAAGAGGTGAGAGCGGCGATAGTTCCTGCCGCGATCAGAAAGTCTGAAAGTTCCATGGCTGTTCCTCAAAATTTGCCCGACAGAACTCCCAGCAGCCCTGCCAGAGCGGTTAATTGCAATAAAGATCCTGCCGTCCATTTCAGTGACTCTGCAGGCAAAGCCGCCCACTGCTGTAGCCGTAGCTCCGGATATTTCCACCACAGAGCCACAAGCATAACTAAAGGCCGGTAACCTAGCAAGCGCAGGACATTGGCCATTAGCAGGGAGGAAAGGGCGGCGATGGCTACAGAGATCACTTCAGGTAGTCCATTGAGGTCTTAAGGATGTGCTCGGCTTGGCGCATCTGCCTGTCCAACTCCTTCCTTCGCAGCTCAGCTGTATGCCTTACCTCCTCAGCGGCCTGTTCTGGGCATTTAAATAGGAAGCAGGATGAAAAATCGTACTCCGCATCCCTCTCTAAGACACTGCGGAAGAGTGGGTCGCAGCTTATTGCGAATTTTGACGGTCTGTGAGCTGTCTTAACTGCTGAGAAGCCTATTCCCTGCAGCTCAGAAGACCGATTCAGCACTCCGTAAAATTTAGTGCCTATAGGGGCTTCAAGTATCTGCATAACCGCCTCCTCAGAAAACAAAAGTCTTCAGCTGCTGATCTTTAGGTACCCATACCACTGTCGGTTCAATCGCAGGTTCAGCTGTCAGGATCATCGCGGCCAGAATTAGTGCCATGCTTAACTCCTTTAAATTTTGGAATTTTAATTTTAGTCAGCGCCACGACCATCCGCTGCATCGCGTCAGCTGTTGCGCAAGCGCCGCACTTCTTGAAAGCCTCAGAGTTTACATCTTGTCCGCAGGGAGAGCAGATGACTCTGTCCGCTGGCGGCTGGGGTGGAGTTGGAGGCTGAGGAGGAAGGTTGGCAGGCGTCATCTTCTCCTTAAACTCTGCCTCCCTCCTGTGATAGATTTGGCCGGATTCAGTGTCTTGGTAGATGACGCGGTTCTCACCGCGAGATCGCCCTGCGCCTTTTGCTATGCCTAACACCCTGTAGATCGTGAGGTTGGCACTGTAGGTTACGTACTCAGGTAGGTTCGTGGCTGTCCCCGGTTTGATGTGCAGTCCGTCTTTAGAGAGACACACCTTAAAATCCCTGCCTTGGTTAACAACTGTAATGCGAACCTGAAGAGGTGATGTGGGTACGGTTCCGTCCCAGGATTCAGCGAAGGCGTGAGTTATTTCCTTCACTTCACCCGGCCGAATCTTGCCAATCAGGTTGGCAGACATCCGGGTGCCTAGCCCTTCCAACTTCTCTAACTTTTGTCCAGTGGTTAGCTCTGTACCCAGCAGGGACTGGGCCTCGCGCCTTAGGTAGGCTGGGACGTTCAGATCTGACGCCACCTTTTTAATAAAGCTTTCAGTTTTGGCCATCCTACACCTTCAACTCTTCAAATCCATCCACCAAATTCAGAACCAGCTCATCACCCGGCAGGCTGTTATAGTAGTCCTGCACTTTTTGGACGAACGCTTCAGCCTGCTCGCCTTTTACAGCCACGCCCTCGTCCACCCACTCCTTGACGGCCTCGTTGTGGCCTTCCTCGAAGCAGAAGGTTCCGATCCAGCTAAGGTTGTATGCTGCACTCCAATAGACGAGGTGCCTTACAGGCATGTCGGCTGCGTCCAGAGCGTCAATCACGATCACGTTCACGTTCAGTTGCATAGGTTTGTCCTAGTTGTCTGCCATCCAGTACGTCATGTGCATAAAATGCCCGCCGAGATAGACGGGTCGTGAGGATAGCTTAGGGTTAGCTGCACCTCCTAATGTGCAGTAGCCAAGGTACGATATCTGCGTCATGTCGAGGCCTATAGATTGTCGGAGGCCGGAGCCTCCTATTGTAGTTACAGCTCTACTTCACCCGAGTTGAGCTTATTCGCCAATTCTTCCGCCACTTCTCTCGGCATGTAGACTTTGCCAGCATCCTGCAGGGTGCTCTCAAATGACGCCCCCCAGGCTTGGTTAGTATGGTCGAAATAGACGTACCACTTTCTCTCCTTAATATCAGACCACTCAGGTTCCCACCCAGGAGCATGCTCATCGACATAGGCCAGGAGACGGTTGAAGGTTCGTGCTTTTTCATAGGCAGACTTGGCCTGCTCTCTGGTCTTTCTCTCGATGCCGTAATCACGGCATCGAGAGTCGGAAGTGCCGTAGAAGGCCCCGGAAGCAGCGAAAACAAAATCCCCGTCCTCAGGCTCCCACTTCTCAATCTCAGCCTTGCCCGCCGTAGCATTCTTCAGCTCTCCGGCAACCTCCAGCAGCTCAGCTGCCTTTGCTTCCAGTTTTTCAATCAGTTCTTTTGACATGTTGTAACTCCTGATGCTTGTTTATGCTCACGTTTAGGTGCCTTCACACCCTCTTCCCGTTCACGACCACCTCAGCTTCCATATCCACTACGATGACCCGGTACTTGTTCTCACCATTGACGGCTACGTTCTGGACAGTTCCGACCGGGAACTTCATCTCCATCGTCTTCAGGAACTCGCTGGTGACGTCCTTCTTGCTATTGCCTACCGCTACGCCTTGGCCGTTATGGCGGCCCCAATAGATGCGCTCGGTCAGTGGGCTGAACATCAGCCCTGTTTGGTAAGCCATAATTTTCTCCTCAGCCTTTCGGCAAATCTCCGGACAAGAATTTAAGAGCCTCATCGCCTACTAACTGCGTGCTGCCGATGTTTAACTCAAGATGGTTGGACTCAGTCTTGTGCACGCAGGCCAGCAGAGCGTCCTTCCACAGACCTACGCCGCCTAAGGTCAGCTGATAGATTCCATCCCTGACATAAACGACCGTCAGACGTCGCGCTTCTTCGCGCCCAAGGCGGAACTTAAGGAAGTAATTTAGCGGGCCTGATCGGCTAATCTGTATCTCTGCCTTTCGCAGACCTAGCTCGGTCACGGCCTGGCGATACAGCAGGTTGTGCTCGATGTGGATTTCCTTGATAACACTGTCGATACCGTCGGCACAGGCGCGGGCTACCTCTATCTCGCTGTTGTATGCAGGGATTATTTTTAGTGTGACTGTTGCCATCAGAACCCTCCTTTAAGCTCTTCCAGTGCGCTTACACACCCGGCCATCTCCGCAATCTGCGTAGCCAGATCACCAGCCAGTATCATGATCTGTTTAGGCTCCCAATCCTCGAAATCAAGGTTCAGGGCCATGTTGATATCATCCAGCAGGGCTGTTTTGTTGCCCGCCAAATAGCTGACAATTTTGCTACCGTCCATGTGTTCTCGGAGGAAGGCAGACAGCGCTATCTGATAACAGTCGATCACCTTCTGGGTTTGTTCTGAGTATTTCATAGGGTTACTCCTGTTTCTCTTTTTTGATGCGCTCGAAGATCTCTTGTCGGTGCACCTCGACCTCCCGAGGCGCACTTACACCGATACGAACCTGGCAGCCGTTAACCTCCAGAACCTTTACCGCTACGTCATCACCAATCATGATAGTTTCGCCAATGCGTCGAGTTAGAATAAGCATTTTATTTACCTTTTATTGAGTTTGTGGGTTGTGGTTTGTCGCTTAGTTTTGGTTCGGTTGCTTACCTGGGTCAGGTAATTCAATCGAGTTTTCCAGCACTGCAGACAGCATCGAGCCTACCTGTGCCCTTGAATCCTGCAGGTCTTCGTTGCCTTTACGGGCGATGGCCTTCTGGATGCGGTCTGTCTGGAAGCTTACGCTGCCCGCTACATCGGACAGGTTTTCGGCTAGGTCTCGGAGACCTACGACCTTCATCGCCTCGCTAAGGTAGGCTAACTCTCTAGCGTTATCACGCTAGAGTTTCCATCGCGTCGAAGGTTTCGTTGATATAGTCACTCATCAGCAATCTCTCCGCTAAGCTCGAAGCTAATGCCCTCTTCTGCCTCGAAAAGGTCTCGGGCAATGTCAGCCAGCTCTTTTGACAATTTGGTGTTACCTACCCGCTCAAGGTGGATGGACAGCCCGTGCAGATTTTCTGAGCAGTTGGACACTGTTGACAGGTGCTGATCGATTTTTGAGGGTGCTGGAATGAACTCCACCTTGAAATCAAAGCAGGCGTCGGTTCCGGCGCGAACGAGCTCCATCTTGCAGATCTTCTCTGCAATACCCTCCTTAACCAGCAGGTCAGCTGCCTGATCCTCTACGGGCTCGAACATGTCGCACCGGAACCAGGCATCTGCCCCTGCCCCTACATTCGCCTTAGCTGAGCTTTGCAGGCTTGTAGAGCAAAAGTGAAAATGAGGGTGACCGGATAGTGGGGCTACAGTCACGATTACTGATTTGGTTTCTTTCTGGTTTGCTGGGTCTTTCTTAGGATTGGTCATTCATCACCTCTACAAATTTCTCAAGTTCAATTCTCAGGGCGGTGGGTTTGTCGTCCTCGTATCCTCCGTCCATGCCCATACGGATATTGCCGTTCAGGCAATACTCGGCCATGTCCACTACCGTAGACTTAGCTTCCTCACTGAGCGAATCCCAGGCAGTCTCAGGCGAGCCTTCCTTCCCAAGCTTACCCACCAGCCACTCGGCCATAGCCTCAGTGTTAACCATGGCGATAGTTTCTGTCTGGTCGTCATGGTCATCCACAATCCGACGAACTACCTCCCATCCATCCGCGCAAGGGCTGTAGCTGTATGTCGTAAGGTCATCTCCGTGGCGAGACTGTATGGCCCGTTCGCACTCCTCCCAACGCTCAGGGTGAAGATCTGCTCGGTCGACCTTGGCCTTTGCCATAGTCTCAGACATGTGACTGGTGCAGAGGATTATCGCCTCCTCTCGCGTCATATCGGTATGAGTGAAATCCTCCACCACATCGCTGAAACGGGCATAGAGTCCGTCGGGTTGTTTTACAATTCGCCAAGCCATGTTGTTCTCCTCAATTACTTTGCGGCTGCCTCTATGGCGCCGTAGTCTAATTCCGACACCTTCAAGGTCTGCCCTCCCAGCTCCACCTGCGTCCAATCCTCACCTCGCTGCCACAGCAAAAGCAGCTTGGCAATCCTTCCGTCTTCGAGAACGACGAACGTCTTATAGGTGAAGGATTCTACGTAGACAGGCAGATTGTGCAGGTCTGGCAAGAACACTGTGATTCTTTCTTCTTGCCTCCTCTGGGATAGGTATGAATATTTCTAACATCTGTGCCCCTCATTCACCTGCAGAACCTCTTCTCGGGTCAGCCAAGTGCTCTTATCGCTGACTTTTACGGTCTTGTAGGCATAAGCTCTTCCGGCTCCCACCGGAACCGCCCCATACATCCTCGTCCAGTCATCCGTCGTGTACTCCATCATTCGGAAATGCTCGAACTGCCAGCCCGTTACCCAATTCTCCGGCGGCAATGCCTCCAGAGCCTCCCAGTACTCCTCATCCGCTATCCGGTGTACCTTACCGAAGCGCTTGCGATCAAGGTCGTCCTGAATCTCCAGAGCTTCCTCAAGGGTCGTAACCAGGAAAATCCGCTCTTCATCAGGGTCTTCGTTGAGGATTTTCCGGTATTCTTCCTTCCAGTTGTCACCATGCAGTTCCTGCCAGTTCTCAAAGACTTCCGCCTTGTGCTTACGAAAAGATTCGTAGCTGTATGCCATCAGCCGGTCAGCTGGCTCTGTGCGTCGGCCTAAATTCAGCTCCTCTGACAGGGGCAGAGAAACCGCCCGGGGAATGCTCGCTACGCTGTAGTAGTTAAGCCGGCCTTCCCTGATATAGATCGCGACCAGCGTACCCTCAAGGTCAGGGTGCATAGCTTTGATGGAGATGCCAGTAACTGCCGACTCCTCAACCATGACACGGTCAGACGTGTAGATGTTGTTCATGGTTTTCTCCTTGGTTTTAGTCTGAATCAGCCATCCAGTCGGCCGGGACTGTGTAGCACTCGACGACTACTCCTTTTTCCACAGCGTCTAGCAGTGCTGCCGTTGTCCCGAACGCGCTCTTCCCGTGAATCAGACTGCCTAAATTTCCTGCTCCAGGTACACAAGGGGAGCAAGGCCGGGCATAGACTATCGACTCCGACGACAGGATGAAGAAGTTCAGCGCTCCTCCCAGCCAGGAGGACAGGTAGTGAACGCCTTCCTGCTGACCTTCTACTGAAGGTTCTTCGGTGTGAAGCCTATCCAGCAACTCTTGGTAGGCGTCGAAATCTGACTCTCCCAGATCAGCTTCAAACTCAGCGATCCAATCGCACAGCTGTTTGTACTTGGCGCGCCTTTCTTCGTAGAAGTAGGTAATTTTAATCTCTGGGCAGCAAGCAGTTATTCCTGCGCCTTGGCAAAATTCCTGGATGAGGTTTAGGTGTGCCTGCAGATGTGTCCAGTCCATTGAATTTGGGCCATACATTAAGGTATCAACCAGCTCACTGTCCAAGCTATCGGCGGAGATGTAGCCAAAGGCTACACCTGTTATGGGATTAGTATTCATGGTGTTCTCCTGTTCCATGCTGTCAGTTACTGTTGTGGATCGCCTCATCGACCTCATCGCCCGCCATACGCAGGCAGAAGCAAGCGATCATATAGAGGTATTTGGCATGGTCATCGGTGATGGCGTCGTCGTAGAAGACTGCCATCCAATTGCTGCCACACTCACCAATAACCCGAACGCAGTCGATCAGCATAGTCTCGGTGCCCAGAGCATCCCATTCTGTCAGACGCAGCATTGCTGTGTAGCCGGCCACAGTCGAGCCATGCGCCCTTGCATGCTCCTGTAACCGATCCCGCACCAAAGGCCAGTACTTAGCACAGAAATTAACGCCGTCTTCATAGCTGATAAAGCCTTGGTAACCTTCGTTGCCGTCTCGCATGCTGGCGTTGATCGCGTCCTTTGCCCAGCTGTAGAGGTTGCCTTCGGAGTCGTACAAATCCCGCAGACGGGTTGGTGCAGGGGTTGCTCCTAACTGGCTCAGCACGGCGGCGGTGAGAGGAGATAGTTTGATAGACATAGGTCACCTGTGTAATAGGAGGTTGGATTTAGAAGGAAGTTTTGATTGAGATCTCAAAAGGAGCCTCAGCCAGGATGGCTTTCTCCTTTTCCGTAGCAGGCGTTCGCCAGCCGTAGGCCAGCCCTTTGCCGGTGTAATAGATCAGGTTATCCATGTGCAATTCTGGATGTTTCGCTATCCACAGGCGGGCTTCGCCTTCGATTTCGAGAACTCGCTCCTTCTCCTGAAGTTCCTGCCCGCGAGCCTCCAGCCAATCCGCAGCGCGCTGCTCTCGGGCAGGCACTTGCTCGATCACCCATGCCTCCCGCAGCTGCTTCATATCAGGGGACGTCCCACGGCTACCGTCAATAGACGTCCACGCCAGCAGAGATAGGTTTTCTTCCTCAAGATATCGATTTGGTAAACAGCCTGCGTGGTAGTCCTCGGTCGGCTCCACCTCTATAGCGCCGCAATAGCCGCACTTAAAGGTCGTGCGACGAATCTCACGCATCTCATCGGTGATGGTCAGGTAATGTCCAGCCTTAATTCTCCGGTTCGGGAGGATGGATTCCGCCCAGTCAAAGACGCGGAGACCTGATTTGCCCTCCTCCTTAGGTACAGTGTTCCACTGATTAGAGGACAGGAAGTTTGTAGCCAGTTCCACTTCGCCAGCCGGGACTTGGTCGTAGGTCCGGTATTCGCCTCCCTGACCGCTAGTAGCATAAGTGTCGAACACTTTCAGACCTTGAGCCTCCAGAGATGACTTGAGTTCAGCGTAAGCTGCGGCCTCCTCAGGGTTATCGATATTAAAACAGTAGGTGTGCAAAGTCGTTTTGAGTGTTTTCATGGTGTGATCCTGAGTTGTAGGTTTGATTCAATTTGATTAAGGTTCGACCTTTAGCTCTCGTCCGAGAGCTGGCCAGCGGGACAGAAAGGCTTAACCCTGTCACCGCAGTCAGAGACTTTATCAGCCAGGGAAAGGCGGTCGACCTCTGGCCGCTTGTACCAGCCGGGCATGGGCTTAGTCACCATCCCAGCTAGAGCTTCAGACGTGACCTCAGTCAGGCAGCCGAAACTGTTCAGCTGACAACCAGTGCCAAACTGCCGGGACGGCCTGCAGACAGAGCCAAACTTATAAAGTCCTGTCAGTCGCTCCACCTCGAACCCTACGGCGGGGCTGTCGAGCGAAGTTGAGAAGAATCCGTAGTTGAAATGGGTGGAGTTGGATACGTACACCCTGAACCCCAAACCGTTCATGTGTTCCGCCAGTTTAAGTAGGCGATCTCTGTAGAATTTTCGCATAGCGCACCTGTAGGTTAAATTATAGTCCAAGCGTAGCCGTAGACCTTGATTTTGTAAAGTCTATGGCTACGCCTAACGTAAGAAATTTAGTCAAAGCTCTTCCATGACCAAGGTGTTTCTTGGTCGCAGGGCGTGAAGTCGATCTCGGTGATCTCTGCGATCTCGACAATCTCGTCAAGACCTTCGGTCAGCAGGTCAAAGTCCATCGCAGTTCTCCTTCTTGTACTCATCCAGCAGCATTCGTGCTGCTGCCTTACCCACGCAAGTGCGGGTGCTCAAGGAGGGTAAGGAATTCATCCCTACCTCCCCTAACTCCCTCGCCTTTTGTAAACCTATCGGTGTGCGGTCCCATAACCAGCTCCCTCGACCGCTGCGGGACAGGATGTCGTTAAAGTGCGGGTCTTCCGACTCCAGCAGTCTCTGGACGCCAATATGGGTGCAGACGTAGTGGAGAGTATCTTCCGTGACGAACTGCTGGTAAAAGTCCTGATATAGACGTTCTGAGTCCTGCATGTACTCTTGATGTGTGATGCTCATGATTTCTCTCCAACAGTTGGTCGATTTACAGACGCGATCATCGCGTCCAGCAGAGTTGTATCGTTAAGCTCGGTCGGCCTCTGGCTTCGGATCAGAGTTAGCTCGGTCGTCCCGATCAGACCTTTGCGCGCCATCGGCACTAGGTCTTCCGGCGTGAATCGCCGACCCAGCAGCAAGGACAGTGCGATGGTTGTGCTGACAATTGTGCCAGCCTCCTGGTTTTCGGGAACTACGAAGCGGTTTAACCGGCTGCAGAGCTCGCGGAAGTCTTCTACCGGCTCGTCCTTGCGATAGGTGCCCATCTTCCAGCCCATCCGGTTTAAGGCCACCTCTACCTCTTCTAGGGTCGCAGGCAGGCGGAACGGTCTTATATCCCGATAGGTCACCTCGTCCACCTTAAGGTCTCCCGCCAGGAACTCATCGCACAAAAGTATGCGGTCATCGCTGGACTCGTAGAAGTCCATCAGCTCAGCCAAGAACTGAGCGGTGGTGATTTCTCGTGCAGTTTTTTCGTTATTGGGCATGTTCTTTACCTTCTTTCTGATCCAAACATTCAATCAACCCTCGGAGCAGGACAATTGTAGCGCCCAATAACTCCCGTCTCTTGGTTAACGATTTGCCTTCCCACTTAGGCTGATGGATGTACTCCTGAGTCCCGCCTATAGGGAACTTAGGCAAGGCGATAACCCTGCCGTCCAGCTCGGTTACGGGGTCATCAGGTGTTATGCAGCACCAGCTGAACTGCTGAGCGGCTAACCCTACCAGCCAGTTCATAGCCGAAGTGTGGCTCAGGTTTCGACATAGGCCATGGTGACCCAAAAACCAGCCAGGAGGCTTACCTTTCAGCAACCCCTCCTGCAGCTCCTCTGCCATAGCAAGCGGGCAGAGGAGGTTTGACGGAGCTATCTCCAAGTCCTCACACATGGTCTTGGCGAAACGCAGGATTTGTTCTGGGGTTAAAGTTTCAGCTCTGACTACTGGGCTACTCATCGGGTTCTCCTTCCAAACATTCAATCAATCCACGTAGTAGGACAATTGTAGCGCCCAATAACTCCCGTCTTTTGGTTAAGGACTCACCTTCCCATTTAGGCTTGAAGTAGAACTCCTTGCTGCCTCCAACCGGAAAGACAGGCAGGGCTACGGTTTTGCCTCCGAACTCGACCTGATGGCAGGTCGTAGAGCAGTTGCACCAATCAAACTGCAGAGCCGCTAGACCTACCAGCCGGCAGATGAAAACCCAGTTCTCCGGTGTGTCCAAGTTGTCGCACAGCCCCATTCCCTTGTTGAATCCTCGCGGTAACTTTTTAGCAAGCTGACCTCTTAGCCCCTCCGCCTTACTCAGGGAGACATTTAGGTCTGCAATCGAGCTTGTGCTTTCTTCCCACATCACCTTGGTGATGGATAAACACTCTTCTGGGGTTAATTTAGGGTGTTTCACAACTCGTCCTCCATGTCACAGACATATTCCAAGACTTCAATTACCGCGTCTAACAGTTGAAGTCTTTTAGTCAAACCTTCTCCTTCCCACAGGTTGACTGTGCGGCAGTAGGCATCTACTCCCTCGACTGGGTACGTGTAAATCTCTACTGGCAGACCAAAGTTCGCCCGGGGTAAGTCCATACAGCACCAATCAAACTGCAAAGCCGTGAGCCCTACCAGATCTATAACATTTGAAAGATCATAAGTTCCTCTGATGTTGTCGCAGATGCCCGCCTCAGGCCAGAACGGTCTATCTTTGACCTGCTCAGGTAGGTCAGGCAGAGAGTGGCGCAACGCAGACCTTAGCGCCTTGCCTCTTACCAGAGTCTCAGCAGGAGACCATGCGCCTAGTGTTCGGCAGCTGTGGCGGTAAAGTTGCCGAACATATTCCTTCACCTTTGCGTTTGATAATTTCTGATGATTTTTCATGAGGGCTCCTCCATGGAGAATAAGAGTTACAGATGAGATAGGACTGCAGATGCGGGCCGGTTGCTCTATCTGTCTGAGGGTTGGGTAGGCTCGGCAGGGGATGCCTTTATGATTTGACGCAGTACCGGCTTCCATCGCTTCCACCAGAGTAGAGCCCTTTTACCGTCCATCTCCAGAATGGCTCTGTCGTCAAAGCTCCACCAATCCTCGATAGGATGCTGCTCGCACCCAATCTGAACTACCTCTGCCGTGTAGGTGACAGGGTAAGTGTCGCAGAGAATGGCCTTTATGTGGCGCATGTCTCCTAAACATCTCCAGAGCTTAGCTCCCCCAAGGTCAGCCCCTTCAAGATTGGCTCCCTCAAGATCGGCCCCTCCAAGGTTAGATCTTCTGAGGTCAGCCCCTCCAAGGTTAGATCTTCTGAGGTCAGCCCTCCATAGGTCAGCTCCTTTGAGGTCAGCTCCTTTGAGGTCAGCTCTCCATAGGTCAGCCCCTTCAAGGTTAGATCTTCTGAGGTTAGATCTTCTGAGGTCAGCTCTCCATAGCTTAGCGCCTTCGAGATTGGCTCTCTCACCTGTGGCCTTTCCATCCAACCAGTCCTTGTGCTTTCGCAGGATTTCAGGCAGGTCTATAGGTCTCCCCTTAACGTCAGTAGGGGCGAAAGTTGAGTCAGTCATAGGTTCACCTTTGTGTGTGCGGGCTAGCCCACCAAATAAAAATGTCCGTCGACCCATTTGATGCGCATTCCCACCTTGTAGCAGGTAGCAAAAGCATCAGTCAGGGTCGTGTTGAGTGGTATGTCCACCTTTAGACGGATAGCCATCAGTAAGGCCTCGCAGATTGGCAGATTGCCTCGCAGAATTTAAGGCAAGCCTCGTGCTCAGGCTCGGTTAGATTCGATTTCTCAATCTCCTCTCCTTCCTCACCAGTGGCCCAGTTGTGGTTCGTGATGGAGAACTGGTCAGAGAGCACCATCACAGTCACGCCATGGTTCGCAGACACCTCATTACGCAGGATCAGAGTTGCGCGTCCACGAGTGCTAAAATCCGCCTCCAGCTTGTAAGCCTTGAGGTAGCGCGGCAGCAGATCCGCCAGGCAGGCCCCAAGCTGGGTCAGGTCGGTGGGGTTGGCAAGGGTTGTGATTACGGGCTGGGTGTCTGAATGGGTCATAGAGTTGGTCACGAGGTTGGTCATGGGTTCACCTTTAGGGAAGTTGAGGCTTAGAGTTGTGTGCGTAGGTGTAACTTGGTGTCTGAATAGGCCTGAGGCTTATCAGAATGGATTCTAAGGCGTTTTCTTTGTTGACAGGTACGATGGCCGCACCTTTATGGGTTGAGCCTTAGAATCGAAAATAGGGCCACCTTTACTGACAGAGGGTTGAGAGTGGTCAGTCGGGGGGTGGGTCATGAGTCGAGGCACCTTTGCAGGTAGCGCCTAGCAGATGTAAGCAAAGGTGTCAATGCCCTGCTAGTGAGGTCAGAAAACAGGGTGGGTACTCGAAAATGCAAGAAATTTCGGAATTTTTTTTTTTGTTTTGAAAGTGCGCTCAGAAATGACGAATGTGACCGTGACACGATAAATAGTCACGCTAAAGTAATTATATTATTATTTATATTTATTAAAAAAAAAAAAAAAAAAAAAAGAAGTTCTGGCTAGTGTTGCTAACGCATTGCTGTTGCACCCTGCCAGTACCCGTGTAGAACGAAAATGGGACATTTTGACACAGGTTAAATCGCGGTTAATTCGCAATTAAATTCGGGTATAGAAGAACTAAAAAAATTTAATATAAATCTCTTATAACTCGATTTTCGGATTTTTTGCGTTCAAACAGGTGTTTGAATGAAATCGTGGCAGACTTTAACCCGAAATTAACCACAAATTGACCCCGAATTAACCACTTTGTACCCGAAACCAATTGCAAACGTATTGCGAACTAACCGCGAACTAGTTGTGTATTAACCCGTCACCTAAATAATAAGTACCTTTAATCAGTTGTGATTAAATTGCGAACCTACCCCGTTCAAGTTGCTTATCAGTTGCTAATTAACCACTGATAAGACATCCCTAATATTCGGGTTAAGTCTTGGTTAAATCCGGGTACTAAATTTTGGGTTAAATCCGGGTACTAAATTTTGGGTTAAATCTGGGTAGTGTCGCAATTAAATCGTGGTAGGTTTACAGTTAGCTATTGGTAATTATTTTATAAAAATTATCTTATAAGAACTCAGTAGTTCAATATGAGTCTTTTATAAAAAATCCGAGGTTACAAACTGTTACAAAAATACCAAAACGGGTTAAATAAGGGTTAACTCTGTAATAGCGAAACCAAAGTTAACCCTTATTTAACCTCTATTAAGTTGCTATTGAATTGCGAAACAACTTAGTTCTAACCCTTCTACTGTTGCGAATTAATAGTTATTTAACCCGAAACTAAGCGACCAAATTACGGCAAATCCGGCCTTTCGCGCCTGAAATCCAGCCTCTAACCTCTGCCGAATCTTGACGGTGTAAAAGGATTTTTCTATTAAAATCTCTTAAATATAAAATAATTTTTGCAGCCTGGACGACGAAAGCCCCAGCCGGTTGCCCGACTGGGGTTAGCGTTTCCGCTTCAATCTCTATTGCGCTTTGTTGTGCCTAGTTGGGTTGGGAATTGATCAGGCTAGGCCTGATTAGAAATATTGAACCAGTTCTGAAAGGATTTTCTTAAGCTGGTTCACTTCAGGAGCTTCAGACGCTAGAGCGTCTTTAGCCTGAGATTTTAAAGCCTGCACGGCTTCAAAGTTTAACTGAATGGCGTTTAGCATACTTGCTAAGCCTTCGGTCTTCTCTTCAGACATAAGCAGGTTAGCCGCCAGCTCTACACGCTTAGATGCGTCTAGCGCGGCCTCGCTACTCTTGTCCAAGGCTTTTTCAATGCTAGACGCTGCTTTCTTTGCGTCCGCTTCAGGGTCGTTAAACTTTCGGTTATCCTTGCCGTTTTGCTTGAAGCTACGCAGGCTGTCCCAGTACGCAGGCGGACGCTTGCGCCACATGTAGCCTTTTTTGCGCTTAAGCAGCACAACCAGCTCTTTCTTGCCGCCAGAATCACCAGCGGTTCCGATGGCCTCTTGGGCTGTCGCGTCTGTCGCTACTACATCCTTTTTCTGTACACGTACAATAAAAGGTGTAGTTGCTTCCAGATACTTTTTAGCGGCATCAAAATCATGCCGCCAGCCCTTGCTAGTGTACATCAGCCAAAGGATAGATTGGATTAAGGAGAAGTCTTTATTGCCTGAATCCTGCAAGCGCAAAATACCGGATTGAAGACTATCATTTACCGTTTCCCTGTTAACCGTGCCATCCTTGAACGCCTGCACTGTTGAGGCGTAGGACTTCAAAGATTCGGCCAGTTTTAAAGGCATATCCGCGAACGTTTCCACGGCTTCAGGATCAGCTTCAGCAGTAGCATTCTGCAATGCGGCTAACTCAAACTTAGCCGCATCTTGCCAGCTTTTTGCCGGTTGTCCTGTAAGGTCTTTGTACCCCTTCAAAGTCTTATATTCTTCTTTTAAAAGAAGAGTGCAAGACTCAATTTGGGCCGAGGTAAAGTCTGTTTTTGCTGTATTTGTTTGCATAGTAATCACCACTTTTAAAAGAAATGAGGACTAGGCACAACAAAGCGCAATAGAGATAAATTGTTAAGGAGCGAACGGGTAACATCTCGCTAAACTGGCAACACTGTCAACCAGTTATTAACCCGTGATCTTAATCTAGTTTGCTTGTTCCGCTAAACTGGCGTTCCCTGCTGGTGATGGTAGGTGGGCGCATCCTGCGCCCTTTCTTCACATAGTCTTATACTCTGCCCCGCATGGCGGCAACAGACGGCAGCCCGTACAAAATGCACGTCCGAGCAAGCAAACCAAATTGTTAAAGAACAACCGCCAGATCAGGCGGGCAGCCATCCCGCGCGGGGCTGGCCTGTAAATTAGGGCAATCAAACTGAAATACCCTAACCACAAAGTAACTATAGCAAAGTATAAAAGACTTTGCAAACTCTTTTATAAAAATAGTAATAAATAAGTACCACGGTTAAAAATTCACGGTTATTAGAGTTACCGTGAAAAAATAACGAACTAGCAATATGACTGTTGCCTTGGGACTGGTCACACCAGCCAGCCAGCGACAGAGACCCCCTCCCCAAAATGTTATGTTATAACGTAACATTTCACTCCTACCCTAACTCGTGATATTTTTGGATTTTTAAAGTTAGTACCCGAATCCAACCCGTCAGCCTCCCTCCGACCAGAACCAGCCCCTTGCAAAGCTACAAAACCTGATCCATAATCAGCCCACAAACCTACTCAAGGAACTGAACATGAAATACGTTAAAGAGCTGAGGCTACATAAGGTTGGCGATATCCTCACCGGCAAAGATGGCAGAGACATGGGAGTCGTAGAGCACCTGAAATCAAAAGCCTGCGAAGTAGTGTCAAGCTCTAGCTTTATGGAAGCTGAGGAGCTAGTCCTAACCTTCAAATACGGCGCGCTTAGTGAAGAGTACCTGCATAGGTACGATAATCAGTTAGGCCCTTACCAACTGACTCTGCACCCCTCCGAGCAGAAGGTCGTCAGATCCGCCACCGTGTTCCTGCTGGGAGCGTCACTCTCCGATAAGAGTGTATGGAAGTTCATCGATAGCATTGAATGGGCCGATAGAATCACTGCCGAGGAGAGTATGTGCGAATACATTGACATCTCGCGAGGCGGCCAAGTGGTACTGACCATCACCGTAGAAAAGCCTCTGACCCAGGAAGATTTGATTGAGACCCTGGAGAAATCCCCGACCAACTACGTCATAAAGTACGTTGAGCTGACAGCTGATGATCGCTGCGACTTTGAAGAGGTGGACCGAAAAGCCTACGAGACTATAAGATAGCAACTGGCCAGCTACGTGATTGATATTACCGGCAACCCATTTACAAGGTGATTTATGTCCAGACCACCCCGTAAGTCAGAGCCCGGACTTACTCGAATCAAGATGAAGTTCCACTTGTCGGGACTAAGCTCGCCAGACCGGGCTGAGTCGTCTCTGGAGGCCGAGCGGCTACTAAGATCATGGGACTGTGTAACCTCATTATCTTGGGAAGTGAAGGAAGACTGGATGTATGTCGACATCAAATTACTCCGAGGCTTCAAGACGTCGGCTGAGTTTAAGGTGGAGGTAGAACGGCGCATTAAGGGGCAAGTGTTCGCCTCCCTCCTTGTGATAACCGCAGCAGAGATAGCTTAAGGAACCACCATGACCAAAAATTTTTCATCCCCCACACTCGACTACCACAACCTGCTTGTGGATCTGAAGTTGAACGGGCATACGGAATACAACGAACGTACCGGCAAGCGCTGTACGTTTCTTCTCAACAAGACTCTGACCTACGACAGGCTTCCTTATGTAGCCACGAAGAAGGTGGCGATTCGTTCTGCGGTGGCTGAGATGCTGGGCTACCTTAAGGGTTGCACGTCGGCTGCTGAGTTCCGAGCTTTAGGAACCAAGACATGGGATGCCAATGCGAACGAGAACAAGGACTGGCTTGAGAATCCTGCTCGCAGGGGTCAGGACGACATGGGCCGGGTGTACGGGGCACAGGGAAGAGATTGGATTTCTCCTGCTCATGGGCTTGACCGTTCTAAACCTCCTACTTTCTATGGCAACCTCCGCAGCACGGACCAACTGGCAAAAGTGCTTGACCATCTGCTTAAAAGAATCGACGACCGAGGCGAGATCATAACTTTCTGGAACCCAGGAGAATTTCATCTTGGCTGCCTGAGACCGTGCTTGCACACACACCACTTCTCTGTCATGGACGGCAAGTTGTACCTGACCAGCACTCAGAGGTCGGCAGACGTTCCGCTGGGGCTGCCGTTCAACATGATCCAGCCTTGGTTCCTGCTTAAGTTTGTGGCCTGGCTGACAGGCATGGAGGCGGGCACTGTTACGCACCACATCGTCAACTACCACATCTACGAAGATCAGTGGGATGGCGTGGAAGAGCAGATCGGTCGTATAGAGGCTGGGATGATGTGCGACAACCGGAACAGGGAAGCGGCAGATGACTTTGCATTTTCCTCTGCTCTTCCTCAAGGCTGCGTGTTGGGATTACAGGACGCACTGGACGAAATCAAGGAATTTAATACTGATTGCGTATGGTTCCCGGATGTTGACCATCTGTCGGCTATCGAGTTTCCTTTCTCTGTGTGACCGGACAGGCAGCTACTTGTTGACATAGGCTCAGAACCTGCCTAGTATAGGGACTGTTCAAATAGGTAGTTCCTTCCGGCTAGTCCGGAGGTTTTGGGTACCTCATCCAGGTACGGCATCTTAGCAGTGACACAGGCCTTTAAGGAGGTTCGACTGTGTAGCGGGTGCCTAATCGGCCGTAATGAGCAGCAGTGGGTTTTCTGAGTTCCCTTGAGCCGTCCGCCGGCACGGTCTGCGAATGCCGGCATCTGTTTGGTTTATGCGAAGCGATCTGGCCTCATCGCCTATAGATCGTGGAGGAACCCCCATAAGTAGATGAGTGCTTGTGCAAGGGTGAGACTTAAACCGCTAAACAGGACGCCCTGCCAGCTAAGCTGGAGCCTGCACTAACCTGTAGTAAGGTCGAGCCCATGGCGGGTAATAAGTGCGTGGGACTATAGGGCAGTTGCAGGACTCTGCCACCCGCTGACTGACCAGCGGTTAAACAACACCTGCACCCGTGAAAGCGGAAACCCTTCGAGGTCGCAGAAGTAAAAGCGGCAACCGGCACCATCAGCGGTATATCTGGTGGTCGTTGGTTAGGGCTATTAGTTTGAAAAGGGTGTCTAAGTAAGCTTTCGGCCTCTGCATTCACCGATCAAAATACCACGCGGCCGCTTTAGAACAGAAGAGTGGAGAGTGAGGTTGGAATCCTCATAGCCCTAACCAATGACAATAATCTACGCAAGCAGGGTGTCATAATGAGACAGCTAGACGACCACAAAATAAACCCAGCAAACGACACTATAAATATCACAGTTCTGGACGAACCTGGGGCAGGCGGAGCTTGCCACGAATATGAAATCAGCCACAGCGAAATGCCGTCGACTGTTATCAGCTTTCAGAACGGCCCGATTAGTGAAGAAGGGGTCGGAGTAAACGGCCTGACCCATGAAGTACTGCTGGCTATACTAGCTGATCGTCTGAGGGGTTTTCAGTCTGGCCCCTACGCATGTAAGGCCAACGAGCAGGCGCTAACGAAGCTGGAAGAAGCGCAGCACTGGCTACAGCAGCGTACGCTGGAGCGCATGCGACGCGGCGTTGAGGGAACTCATAAGGTTTAAGAGAACACTCCCCGGCAAGGAGTGATCGTCCGAGGGCGGGTTAGCAACCGTCAAGTGATCTTCGGGAGAATGAACGCGACGACCGTTCCGTTATTGCGGCTCACAACGCAGTGGCCTGACGGCCAAACTTTGGGCCTGTAGCTGGACGGTTCAAGCGGACGGCTCATAACCGTCTGACCCCGGTTCGATTCCGGGCAGGCCCACCACTAACTACACGAGAGGCAGAAATCATGAAAACTTACGAAGAGTGGAAAGCTGATGTTGACCAAAAGGTCGATGATGCCGTCGCCGCAATGAAGCGAGTAAAGGCCGTTTTTGAGGAGATCGATAAGGTCGACACTAAGGGCGTCTCACCGACAGACGTACATGCCTTTGCGATTGCTGCGTCTCTTAAAATGAGTAAAGCCGCGGAGGAAATGTGATGGACGTTTTCCCTAAGTGGTCAGTAGTAAATCTCGACAACGGCTATCAAGTGCTCGTAGAGCTGCGTGAACCGGATGAAGACGAAGACGACCTAGAGACAGCGACCGCAATTGTAAGCTATAAGACGGCGTTCCCGGAGGCGTTGATGGAAGACAAGTCCTACGTAAAAGATAAAGCTCCAGAAGAGATTGACTTCGCGGCTATTACGACTACTGAGATTTGCCAGAAACGATGGGATGAGATGGACAAATCCTACAACGCCTTCTACTCTTTATGATTCACAGCGCCATTAGCTCAGCCGGATAGAGCGGTCGTCTCCTAAGCGACAGGCCGTAGGTTCAAGTCCTGCATGGCGCATCACAGGTCGGTAGCTCAAAGGTAGAGCAGAGGTTCCAAACTCTCGTGTCGAGGGTTCGATTCCCTCCCGGTCTGCCAAGCGGGTATAGTTCAAAGGTAGAACATCAGCCTTCCAAGCTGAGAATGCGAGTTCGATTCTCGTTGCCCGCTCCAACCACACTACTCAGGGTGGTCAACTATGATGCTAATCCTTATCGCGCTTCTGATTCTTTTCCACTTAGTATTCGGCTAACTTGACTTCGAGCTGTGATAAACTCTACACAATGTTACACGCACAGTAGAGGGCGTCCTATGTTCAGAGAAAGAGAAGTGTCAGGTCCAGTCAACTCGGCTATCGAAGTTGATGACCCTTACTTTAGTCGCCTCCCTAAAGGTTATATCACTGTCGCCTACTTTCAGGATCAGGCCTGCACCGTCCCTGCCACCCCCTCGACAGGCGACGTAACCCTGCACGTCTGGATGCGTGGAGGACAAGAGCCTTTGGAGCTTGAAGACTCGCCACTGCCCTCTACTGATGTAGCGTCATTTGGATCGTGGGCTGGGCCAGCTATAAAGTTCAAAGCTACAGCCAATGCGGTAGCTGGAGCTGCCTACTACAAGATGACAATTACAGCGAATAGAGGCTAAGACATGAGAGCACCAAGAGCCGTACCAAGTCGAGGTATAGAGATACGCGATGAGCACATCTTCTCCGACACCGCTGCCAGAGACGCCTACTTCTCCGCTAACCCTGGCGAGCTTAGAGCTAGCCTCTACGTCTCTGCTGGCAGCCAGCTCTTTAAGCGGGTTGCCGGGCAGTGGGCAGACTTGACCCCGGTTATTCAAGGTCAACCGGGGAGCGAGACCGACTTCTCAGAGATACCTACTGATCACTTAGTCGCTATTGGTCTGGACAACAGACCATACGATTCAGGGCTGGTAAAACAAGGCAGAAACTTAAAGACCGAAGGGAGCATACAGGCAGGCCCATCCAGCCTGCTGATTGGTCCGAAGTTCCGGATGAGTTCAGGTGTGAACGCCGTAGCGTTCACACTGGGTACAGGTCAGGACGCGGTGGGTATCAACACCACCTATGACTCGCAGGGGTCGACTTACCCTTTCTACTACAAACTGGCCCCTATGGAGAATTTGACGGTCAATAACAAGACTGACCAAATGGTCACGTCTCCATTTGAGCTGCAGTACTCCACTTTCGGCGATAACCTCACCTACGACTTCATGTTTATACCTGCCGAAGCTGGAGAGATGCGGGTAAGGTACTGGCTAGGCACAGCCATCACTGACGAAGACCTAATCTTTGATGAGATCAGGGAGGTTACTCAGGCAGAGGTGGACGCTGGAGTCCCGGTACAATTTGGCGTAGGCAACAAGTACATTCTGCCACAAGGACAAAACTTGTACGTCCAGTTCTCAGGTGTTGACCTGGTTGGAGGCTATCCTGACTCAGGCCCATTTGCAGGACAGCTTCTCCCTTACTTTGTCAGCCAGATTCACCCTTACCGCAAGATAACCTTCACCTCGTTCGGATGGTACGACTACAGCAACTCCCTGCCAGCGCAGAGCATCAGCAAGAATACCTGGACGACACTGCTAAATGACGGTGACGGCCCCTACACTAACAAGGGGTACCCTCCACACGCAGTAGGAGAAATGCTGGACCCACTAACAGGCAGGATTCTGTTCGACGATCTTGACCCGGGAGACGAGGTCTATATCCGACATACTCTGTCGGTCAAGCCGAATGCCAATGGCGTGACTTACTTCGTAAGACACCTTCTTGGCGACGGAGCTGGCCAGTATAGCTTGCCAATAGGCAGGCCTACTAAATTAGAGCAGGGCGGTGGAACGTCCACAGGTGACTTCGTAGTAGATACTCGTATTTACATAGGCGACAATAATACTCTTATCGGAGGGGCTGTCCCTCAGATACAGTTAAGCGGAACCGCCGAGGTAGCCTACAAAGGCGCCTACATTTCAGTAACCAGGAGAGGGTAATGATTGCATCAAAATTAGACTGGTCTCAAATAGAAAACTTCAAAAAGTCAGAGTTCCCTGCAGGCGTATTACGCCAGACGTCTGGCGAGCTGATAGAACAGCTGGCGAAGTACCGGACTCACCTGGGAAAGGCCCTGCATCCGTCTCCTAACCATAAGGGGTGGGCGAGGACAACCGGATCAGAGGGTTCCGAGCACTACGCTGTAGGGCGGCGATCCACAGCCGGTGACGTCTTCCTGTCATCAAGTCAAGATGCCAGATACGCATTTACTCTTGCCTGTCAGTACTTTAATGGCGTTGGCATCTACTATGACACTAAGCTTAATGGCCAGCCACGCATCATGCTCCATCTCGACTTACGGGACACGCCGACGGTATGGTGCCGCCACCACGGAGAATACCTGTATCCTGCTAAAGGCGGACGAGATGCTGACGCATTCTACCACCTGCTGAACATAGGACTACCGCAACCATGAAAAACCTGTCAGACAAGTTCTTTACGATAGTTGCGGCTATGGCTAAGGATCGAACTATCGGGGATGCCGGAAAACTTCCTTGGCACATGCCGTCCGAGTTGCGTCACTTTAAATCTATCACCACAGGAAAGGTCGTAATCGCCGGTAGGAAGACCTACGAATCGCTCCCAAAAGCAGCGCTGGCAGGGAGGCAATACGTAGTGGTCAGCAGAGACCCCTACTACGTTCTACGTAGGGCAGAGGACATACTGGCCACGGATCTTGAAGAGGCCGTGTTTGCAGCAGCTTACACCTCACCGTCAGCCGAGATTATGGTAATCGGGGGTGGCGAGATATTCCGACAGGCTGCCGAGTTCGCGGACCGCGCCATCATCTCTACGATAGATGCCGAGTTCCAGGGAGACACCGAGTTCCAGGCGGACTTGTCTGGATGGAGGTCGGACAAGGAGGAAGAGATCCGCTGCGAGACATCCGAACTAACTGCCACGATACACTACCTAACAAGGCCTGCAGATGGGAGACTGACACCCTGCACCGGCATCTGTTCATCTTCCTCCCTTGGCGATCCGGTATGTGCAGGCTGCGGGAGAAAGTCAAAGGAGGTGGACTTATGGTATCTCCAACCAAAAGCCTATAAAAGGCTGGTAACGAGTCGATTAAAGGAGAGTCAAAGTGACAGGACTTAACCCGATCAAAGAACCCAAGCCTGCCCCGGAGCGCAGCCTAAACCTAAATATTAAGCAGGCAGTTTCCATGGTAGCTTCTGCGATGAGGGAAGGCATGCTAGACCCTGACGATGTGTTGATGCTGGAACAGGGAGGTATTCACCGGACGCAAGTAAAGCAGAGCGTATATGAGACCTATGAGGATCTGCTGGCGACTGCGCAGGAAACCCTAGCTGAGGTTAGATCCAACAAGGTCATGATCCGCGAGTCTCCCGCCGAGTTCAGCCGGATAGTTGGACTCGTAGTGAAGCTGATGGATTCAGTAAGAAAGTCTCAGTCAGAGGCTCGCAGGGTAGAGGAGTTGACGGCACTGGAATCTGCCCTGCATGGGTGCATATCTGACATCCAGGATGAGGTGTCGGGCAACAAGGACCTTGAGGTCCTTGTCGATTCTGCAGTTAAGACTATGATGCGTAACTTGGAAGACAACCTCAAGAACATACAGGCCAAGTACGAGGATTAGGTTGCGATAGGGTCGGTCTATAAGGTAGTATCGGCCACATAGATACAACCTATCGGAGTGAATTATGAACACTAAAGAGCTTATTAAGGTAGTGCACGAAGAAACTGGGCTGACTTATCGCGAAAGCGAGCGAGCTGTCAGGTCTGTAATTGGTCAAGTTAAAGAGGCGGTTGCAGGTGGGGACGAGGTCAACCTGAAGGGTTTACTGAATATTAAACGTGTCCACCGTAATGCCAGAGTATATAAGTCCGGAATGACAGGCAGCACAGTGACTAAACCAGCGCACACTCGGCCAGTTATTAGTCTTTCGGGCCCGCTGGTGAAAGAAGCCACGCGCGATATTAACGGTTGACTTGCAGCTGACCTTCTGCGGCGATAAAAGGCCTCCTAGGAGGCCTTTTTCTATAACTTAATTCTAGCTCCGTCATCCCGACCGAACCTAGAGCCAGCGCCGAGAGACGGCCCTTTAGGTCGGAAGGTAGACATAGCCGGCGGCATATACACACCTGAGCTAGCCCCTTTAGCTACGGCACCCACCACCATATAAAGTAGAGCATGTACAAAGTGGTCAGGCTCATTAGAAGCAACTTTGATCCACTGCTCTTCAGGCTGACCGTTGTTATCCTCCAAACGGGTAACAACTTTTTTCACGTTGGCCATATTCCTTCTCAGGTCAGCAATTTTCTTCTCATTCCAGCCCTTAGGCAGCCTTATCTTGCCAGACTGCCATAGGTAGAGAAGGTGGTTTAGCATTTTAGTCCGGTAGACTTTCGCCACTCGGTCGTCATTATCAACAGCCAACAGGTCGGCAGTACCAAAGCCGCCAGACACATACTGAGCCTGAAGCCCCCAAGTTGCTGCAGATACCTTCAACGCTGCGGTCTGATCCGGAAGCTGGTCAATTACCAGCGACCGGGCATTATACTTTTTCTGGACGTAGGCCAGACGGTCGAAAAGTTCCGGTTCAGGGAAAGCCTCAGCAAACTTACCTGTTAAAGTAACGTCGTCAATCGTCTTATGTACAGGGGAGAACCTTTCCCACTCATGTACGGTCACTTCTTCCGGCATGCCAGATGAGGCAACTTTAACCCTACCGATCACAATGTCAGATGTAGCGCCCACGTCACAGCCTACCGCACAGCCCTGTAGCCTTTCTCCATTCTCCACTGCAACTCTTTCGGTTGTGAAAATGCTCTTGTCGTCGATACCCTTAAGACTGAAGGCTTGGTCACCATCCTCATAGGCCTCCCCTAGAACAAAGTTAACCCAGTCGCCATGACTGAAACCGCCTTTCGCCTGAGAAAGGATCTTAGGGATGTCGTTGAACTCGTAAAAGTCGTAGGGCTTGGTCTCGAATCCGCGGTGATCAAGGACGCCTGGACGCTGCGCAACCCATTCACGGTCTTTGGCCAGCAGCTCCTCATGCAGCTTCTTGCCACACTTCTGGCACTTGAGGTAGGCAGATGAGATGTCAACCCCAGGAGTGCCGACATAGTGGCCTCTGAATTCAGAGAGAGGCCTATCGAAACCGGGGATGACTACATCATCAAAGAAGTTAGGCGCCTGACGAGTTCCGCAGCGACCGCACTTGACCATGTAGCGCATGCCATTAGAACTTTGCAGCAGGCCGTCTACCCCGTAGCCTGGCAAGGTTGGAGTAGAGAATCGGTACAAAACCCCGCGCATGGTATCTTCGGTGCCTGGGATATTGAACTCGGTCGCGTGACGGATACGGGACTCATACTGGCCTGCAATCTTCATGTTCATGAAGTCGTACTCGTCGAGAATCACAGCTTCCGCAGGAGTGGAGATAGCGCCACCGGTGGAGTCCTGAGTACCACCAAGGTGGACAAAGCTAGACCCTACTTGCCGAAGAAGAGTAGTCTGAGTGGTCCCACGACCGTAGTTCAGGGCAGGACAGCTGTCGATGATAGGTTTAATCCGGACGGTACTGTTCTTCTCGGCCATCTTACCAGTAGGCATAACATACAGGATGTTTGCTCCCTTCATACAGGCAGCAAACGCGACAGCCATTCGGATAGTAGCCTCGGTAGCGCCGATCTGCGATGGTTTAATAATGCTTACCTTTGGGTGCGGCTCCATTTGATCGCCACCCATAAACCAAGCAGCCTGAGCCTCGTGGCCCTTAAGACTGAACTTCTTGTCTTTTATGTAAGTATTTCTCGTTGCCCAAGACAAGGCACCGGCCAGGCCTAGCCGAGAGTCGACCGCAGTACCCATGCGATCCAAGTATTGTTGGTATCTTGGCGATAATGATCTCATCTCTGCCCCTACTGCGGTAACTGGTAAAATATTCTAATCTGGTGGTATCATAGCGCACAACCAACCATTCTACACCGGCAGACATTTATGGCACAGTCACCAAAGATCAAGCCCATAGTAAGACCCAAAAAGACACCAAATAAGGCGCAGTCTCAGGTAGTAGGTCAGAACGTGGACGCCGGTTCAGAAATCACGAACCCGGACAGAAGTTACACCTTCTACACCGGCAGAGACCTGCTTTCTCTGATCAACAGCGGGGCTGCCACCGACGCTGTAAGGCGGATGGTTAGAACTTCCGACTCTACCGTATCCTCAGACGTTAGCACGAAAGCCACTCTGGCCAACTCAGGCTATGAGGTGACAGCTTACAACTCCCAGACCATGGAGTTTGACGCCGAGGCGACGATTGCGGCGACCAACGTACTTAAATCTCTTGGGAGGGTGTACGACTACACGAAAGGCTTCGTAGCCAAGCCGTCTATCAGCGAGGTCCTCCACAGGATGCTAGTTGATACGCAGATAACCGGCGCTCCGGCGGCTGAACTGGTTATGGACAAGGATAGGCTGCCCTCTCACATCAACACCATAGCCTACGACTACCTGAAGAAGATTGCCAAGAAAGACGGCGGATGGTTCCCAAGACAGGCCATTCCGCGTCAGGATGAGGTTGACCTAGACTACCCTAACATCTTCCTAAGTGAGATGCTGAAGGACTCAGGGTCAGTTTACGCGATCAGCCCAATTATACCAGCCCTACCAGACGTCTTTGACCTTAGGGTGTTTAAAGACGATATGCAGAGAGCGGTGAGCAGGGCGGGTCATGGAAGGTTAGTGGTTACCGTCGACTACGAGTCGGTGTTCAATAATATGCCGGACGAAGTAAAGTCTGCGGATAAAGAGGTCATTTATGCTGAGATGGAGAAGGCAAGGGCACAGCTTCAGGGCATTGTCGATGAGCTAGAACCACAGGACGCTCTAGTTTCCTGGGATTCTGCGACGGTCGATGTTAAGGACGGCTCAGGTTCCAGAGCAGATTACAAACCTCTGCTTGAGACTAAACTGAGTCAACTTGCATCAGCTCTGAAATCCAATTCATCAGCGCTAGGCCTGCGCATCGAAGGCTCCCAGTCTCTTTCCAATACTGAGTCACTGATCTACCTGAAGCAGTGTGCCGGCATACAGAAACCGGTGGCAGACGTGATGACCCGCATGCTTACATTCGCCTGCCGCATCCTCGGCATGGACGTCACCGTGGACTTCAAGTTCAAGGATATCAATCTGCGACCAGAGGACGAGCTTGAAGCCTTCAAGACTTCACGGCATAGCCGATACAGAAAAGACCTATCTGACGGCCTAATATCTGACGCCTATTTTTACCACGTTACCGGACTGCCCCCGCAACCTACGAACCTATCCGGAACCGGATTTGATTCTGGAGCAGGCAAAGGAGTCCCTGAAACTACGTCTGGCCCCCAAGAGGACAGGCTACAACCTGACAACGATGTGCCGCGACGCGGCGGAGGATCGGATCAATGAGTGAATTCTCTATCTGGCTTGGCTCCCATAATGTAGCCCTGGATACAGCCGCAAGGATTACGCTAGGACATGAGAGGTACGTCCCGGAAGCCGCCAAGTATAAGGACAAAAAGGGGCCGATGGCCACTGCCAGCTTCTCGTCAGAAAATGGCCTATACGGCTACATGGCGCAGAGGCAGGGCAGGCAAGGAAGAACGGCCATGATCTCCATCCAGGGCGGCATGGTGCAACGGGCCGAGTGGTGGCACGAGTATGTAGGGCTGCCCAGCTATGAGGCCATCAATCAGGCCCTAGCGGCAGCGTCCGCTGACGAGTCTGTGGATAGCATTCTGCTGAATCTCGATTCCCCTGGAGGCATGGTGTCTGGGATCGACTCAGTTACTGATACTATGGCTAGGATAGATAAGCCGATAATCGGATACACGGACGGTGTAATGGCATCAGCCGCTTACTGGATAGGATCTAACACTGATATGTTAGTCAGCTCTCGCCTAGCTACAGTGGGTTCTGTGGGGGCTATTGTCATCCGGCAGGACATCACTCAGATGCTTGAGAAGGCCGGCATCAAGATGGAAATCTACAGAGCCGGTGACAACAAGGCCAGGATGAACCCGTTCGAGGATATGAGAGAAGAAGACAAGGAACACCTGCAAAGTAGTCTGGACGAAAGCTACTCAGCCTTCCTGGATCAAGTCGCTATAGGTAGGAAAGGTAAAGTAAGCCGACAGGGACTTGAGGAGCTGACGGAGTACGGTAGGACGTTCTCGGGTAAGACGGCATACGCTAAAAATCTGGTTGATTACAACGCCTCGCTTATTGAAGTCCTTGAACAAATGGACGAAACAATCAATAATAACGATCAAAACCCCATGTCGTCCATAGGTTAGAGCTATGGAAGACAGGAAGTAGCTGACAAAGGTACTTACTATGTTACGCAAACGTCACGGCCGAGTGGTCTGCTTGGCTCCTGCTTCTGAGCACGGTTCTGTTGATGGACTGGCTCAGGCCATGCAGGAAAATCTGAACATCTCGCCTGCAGAGTTAGAGGCAGCAGCCAGTCTTGAAGAAGATGGCGCCGAAGAGGAAGGACCTGAGCCTGTACAGACTCCGGACGAGCCAGAGGAATCTCCTGCAGATCTGGACGCATCCGCAGGTCAAGATCTGCAGGCCAAGCTGGACGCGGCTCTGGAAGAGAATAAAGCCCTGACAGCACAAGTGTCTCTGCTGGAAAGACTTAACAGCACCCTGAACTCTGATAAGTCAGGCATGCAGGCCAAGCTAGATGTGCAGGCATCAGAACTTGAAAGCGCTGCTCAAGCCTGTGAAGCCCTAAAGCCGGGGGCGGTGCGGGCGGTTAAAGTCCTGTCACGAGTCCTCGGAGAGCCGGTAGCGGATGACCTCTCAAGCAAGTCAGCAGCCGAGATCGGCTCTATCTGCGCGTCCCTGATCTCGAAGAACGAGAAAGTGATGCCTAACCGCCAAGTTTCAAATGAAATGCCTACAGGCACCGGTGCCGAGCCGGAACAAGTAGTTGTACCAACCGCCAGCGAAAGCGGCTTGTCCAACTTCTAAACTACACCAGGAGAGAGATAATGGGTCCATTATTCGACGAAAACATCTCCAACTCTACCTACCCGGCAGACACGGTCTACTTGACTGGTGTAGCAGGTAGTGCAGATGTTGGCAAACCTGTAATTCTGGCAGGCGCAACTACGTTCGCTCTGGCCGAAGACGGCGACGACTTTGAAGGATTTATCTACGCAGTTGATCCTGTCTTCGCTGACGGCACTGTCACAGGCTCGATTCAGCGACAGCCTCTGCTGCGTAAGCGTGTTATTAATGCAGGCGCTACTCAGCTGGCTATTGGTGACACCGTGGTGGCGGCAGCTCAGGTAACCGCAGGTACTAAGGGTAAGCCACAGGTTAAGGCAGGCGCGGGCAGCTGGCGAGTTATTGAGCTGCTTAATGGGACAGGTCTGCAGACCGAAGAACTGGTTATTGAGAAGGTGTGAGCATGAGCTACGAAGCATTGAAATTTAATTATGAGGCTACTGACGGCACCAAGAAGGAAGCTCAGGTAGGCCTCCAGGAGTACCAGCAGGCGTCTCGCGCAGGCATGAACCTTAATCAGTTCCTGCAGGCGAAATACCAAGATGCAGACCCGAAGGTCGGCACGGTATTCCAGCAGTTTGCGGCTGCCATGGGCTACAACTTAAACCCTATGGCCAAGTTCAAAAACACAGCTGCTGAGATTCTGGAAGGAAAAGGAATCATCGCAGGAGCTGTTACAGCCCCGGACGGCCAGGACCGATCCATCGCAGGTCGCCTGTTGATGCCTGAGATTGTACTGGGCATGCAGGAGCAGTTCCTGCCGCAGGACACTATGCCTCTGCGGAATGCCCTGATGAGCAAGGTTGCTATCCGTACCAACGTCAACAGCAAGACGTACTACCGTCCCGTTGTTGATTCCGATACCAACCGTGACTTTGAGCAGCGTGTTATCAGCCAGGGTGCGACCCCCGACCTGCTGGTTAAAATCGCGACATCGGAACGTGGCTACACCATCCCGACGACCTCCTTCGGTGTTGAGATCACGGACGAGGCCATGGCCTCCAGCACTCTTGATCAGATCGGCATGATGCTGCGTTCAGCTCGCCGCAGTATCGACAACAAGTCTGTCTACCGCTGGATCAGCCGTATCGTAAATGGCGACGCACAGTACGGCATCACCGGCCTAACTCCTGTAAGTCTGTCCAGCTTTGACGGGTCTATCTCGGGTGACGAAGTGACCCAGACCGCATGGCTGAAGGCGCTTATGGACGGACAAGAGTACTGGGAAGCTGACACCATGTTGGCCACTAAAGACTCTTACCTGGCTATTGAAAACCGTGGCCAACGTCCGACAGTCAGCGATGACACCGGCCGTGACAACCGCCTGAACGCCGGCATGAACCTGATGAACGTATCTCTGGACACCATCGATACCATCTTGGTTAACCAAGATTCAGCACTGGGCGGCGCAGGCAACTTCCTGCTGTTCGATTCGCAGCAGTCTCTTGAGTACGTGCAGAACGTATCAGCGTCCTACGAAGCAGTAGAGCGTTACGTGATGCGCAAGATGGAGCAGATGCGCTTCGACATGGCAGAGGAAATGTTCCGCTTCCGTGACGACGCCATGATGCTGGTAACCCGAGCGTAAGGCTGATCTGCCCGGGTTCGCCCGGGCAATCCATCGACTAAACAGGAAACAATACCATGGCTAAGATTGATACAGGCAAGATCGCTGTGTACAAAGGTAAATACCCTCTGAACGTAGCAACTAAGGACGGCAAACCGTTCACCAAGGAACCAGGTGAAGAACTGACTGCTGCGGAAGTAGCAGCTATCCCTGATAAAACCTTCCGCAGTATGCAAATTGCTGGGGACGTGCTGGTAGCCGACAAGCCTAAGGCGTCAGCAAAACCGGCAGGTCAAAAGGAAGACGATAAGTAATGGCCTTCCTGGGCAGTATCTGCACAGCGGAAGACGTGAGGCAGGTTTTTGGCTTAGAGGACGACGAGCTGACGGATTCAACGATCCTCTCTCGCGCTACTCGGGTTGATATAGCTGTTAAGCAAGAAATTCCCGACTACCAGACGATAATCGACAACCAAGCCTCAGATGCTGAGCCTTATGAGAAACTTGTCGACTACGTCATATACACGTCCGCAGATAAGGTACTGCCCGCCCTCATCCTTACCCTTGAGAAGAGTACCAAGGATGACTCAGGGGCTGAAGGGTCAAGGTACGATGACCTGAAGGCCAATCTTGAAGGCCTGAGGCAAGATATATCTGCCTATCTGGGGCAGCTAAGGGCTGACCTAACAAACACCTCCACTTCTGCCACCCTTACCATCATGGGCAGAAGCATTCCTGCCGTGGACGTAGTTACTGGCGGGTAAACTTAACCGCAGGGCGCGCCATGAGCAAACGTCTTAAGAGAATCCAAAGAAAGTACCGAGACTCTGTGATGGAGCAGCTTGACCCAGGCGGCGCTTGGTCAGCATGGCTGCCCGTATCCGCTGAACCAGCCACCTCCCGCAAAAATAAATTTCACCTATTCGACGTAGACCGATTTTTGTCGATCTATAATCGACCAGTACGCAGGCGCCAAATATCTCATGAGCCGGGCGCAATCTTCCCAAGTACGGGCGTGGTAAGAAATCCTGCAGACGGTGCCGTCTATATTTTAGGCGCAGACAGAACTGACACTGATGGCTCGCTGACGATAGAGACTCTGACGACCCTTCACGAAGTAGGGCAAACAGGCACTGTAACCCGTCGACAGCTGTCGGCTACCGCTACGCCAGAAGATCCCGGATGGCTTGATCAGGTGCAGGTTGGCGAGTTCTATTTCGATTCCGAGCTGAGAACCGTTACCGAGGAATCCGAGCAGGCTGGAGAGTTCGTAGGCAAGTATTTCACCTTCACCAACTGCTCAGATCTCCAGCCCAACGACGTCCTGACTATTGGGCAAGACTCTTACATTGTAGAGGCCCCGTACAAGGACGCAGGCTTCAACTCTGCCCGAGTGGCCAAACTTAAGGACTGCAGGCAGGATGTTGTCATTAACAAGCAGCAGTCGACAGCCGGGGTAACCTCTTCAAAGTACGATCCGCACAACCCGACCGCCAGCTCGACATCTACTGATCCTGAGCCATTCAACGTCACGGCTTGGATAGGTTCTTCAATGTCAGAGCCAGCAACCGCCATGACGGCCGCCGATGAGCTGCGAGTTTTTATCGATAAGACGGCTATAGGGTTCCGGCCTACTGCGTCACACTCCGTCGTCGTAGATGGCGTAGAATGGAGCGTGGAGGACGTTAAATACAGCCACCAGTTCGAGCAGTACAGGCTAGACTGTAGGAGGGTGTGATGGGTAGGAACAAGGCAGTATCCGCAGCAATTATCAAAAAGCTCAGAGCACTGCCAGGTAGAGTGCATGCGGCAGGCCTTGAGGCGGCTATCTTCTTCCTGCCTGCTAATTCATATCAAGACTCAGGCAGAGCTGCGTTTAACTGGCAGACTGAGTCTGGAAGAAATTCAGCCAGAGTGTACTTGGAAGACAGAGGCAGACCTCCTGTTGGTAACAGAGGTGATCGTAGGACGGGTACCGGAAAGTCACTCGATGCGGTGTCAAGGTTTAGAGTGAAAGAAGCTATGCAGCTACTTCGGTCGATAAGAGAAGGGTCAGTCAGCACGTCGACTATCTCCAATCCGATTCCCAAGGTCAACGAGTTCTACGAAGATAACGCCAAGCTAAAAGAAGCCCTTGAGGGTTCTAAGATCAGGATAGAGTCGGCTATGAAAGCGGAAGTAGATCACTGGCATAAAGAGAACGGAAGATGACCAGAATTGAGACAGGCGAGATGATGGTGCAGAAGTTCAGGTACGACGAACTGAACCCTGTATTTGAGGGAGACCCAGTAGAGTTCCTGTTATCTGGCTCTCCGGGTGCGTCCAATGAAGACTTAGATCTTCCCTTTATAGAAATGGAGTGGACGCCAGGCGATGGTAGGTCTATCGGGACTTCACTGCAGACTTTCCAGTACCAAGGGTCAGTCAGTTTCTTGGTGTTCATGCCTAAGGGACTACCCCCTCACAAGGCCAAGTCCGTGGTGGGGCAGCTTGAGCAGTCCCTTACTCATGCCTACAAAGACTACCCTGAAGGAACCGTCACCTTTGGTAAGGCCAGGATCAGACCGATAAGACCTGTAGGGACGTCAGAGATGACTGAAGTTACAGTGGAAACGAATCTCCTGCTAAGGTAGGATCAGCGCTAAAGACACAAATACAAGAGGACAGCATGAAATTATCTGCGATCACCAACAAACACCCTGACGGCCAGTGGTTCGAGTACGCTGGAGTGCTAAAGGTTAAGTTGAAGTTTGGCCAAGGCATAGAGACTAAACTTAACTCTGCTATGGTAGAGTTAACTGTAAAAGCAGGACAGTCAATTGAAGGCAGTGATTTAGAGCCAATTAAGCAGGCAGAGCAGGAATTCCGGCAGGAAGCCGTCAGACTGATCTGCGAGGACTACTTCCTTGATTTTGAATCAGTAGATGGAAGTCTCGAAGACGACGAAGGAAACGCGGTGGAAAACACTCTTGCCAACCGAATGATGCTGCTGTCAAAGGTCGAAGACCTACACGACTTTGTCGACGTAAGGATCAGCACCTACTCGTTCTGGACGTAACCTTCCCGTTAATATCCTGACGCTTTAATGCTAAACTCCCGGTATCTGTTATCGGGAGTTTTCTTATGTCTGAAGAGTACAAAATTGGGTTTAGTACGGAAGAGTCAGAGGCCAGACTCAGCTCGCTGATCGGCAAGCTAAACTCACTCGCCTATGCTGCGGACAAAGTTGACAGGAGAAGCGTCAACCCGGTAACCGGCGGGTCCATAAGAAATGTTGATGAGATGAGGAGAAGCCTGGACGGCATGTTCTCTCGCCAGCTATCCCAGGCCCAGAGGCTATTTGCCGAGCACCTGGAGAGAATCAATCACGAGTCGTCAGCCACTAGTAACGCAGTGGACCGGCTAACCGCATCAATATCCAGGAACAGGAGGGTTACTAGGTCAGCCGCTAGGGACCGAAGCATGGTTTCTTCCCTCCATTCAAGCGCCCAAGCGACTGCAGCATGGCGAGCAGGCCTTAACGCTGCAGGCACCTCCATGGGTATATTCACCAGCCAGACTATTGCCGTGGCCTCGGCTACTTACGCCGCTGTATCAGCTTTCAGGGCCTCAATCACCGCAGGCATCGAGTTCACTGACCTGATGGCGAGAGTCCAGGCGGTAACAGGCGCGTCCGCGGAAACCCTTGACTGGATGAAGCAGGAGGTTAGGAGCTTTGCAGGAGAGACCATCTTTACTGCTGCGGAAGCAGCTGACGCTCTCTTGCAGCTGGGCATGGCTGGCCTATCAGCCGAGGAGTCGGTAGCGGCTATGCCTGCGACTCTCAGGCTGGCATCCATCGGCCTGATGTCCACTGGAGAGGCTGCTGACTTAGCCACCAACGTCATGACCCAGTTTGGCCTTGAGGCTAAGCACTTGGCAGCAGTTGTTGATGACCTGGCTACCGTAGCTAACAACTCCAACACGTCAGTGTCTCAGCTAGGGCTGGCCCTTTCTTACACCGGCCCTGCAGCTGCCTCTGCCAACGTTCACATCACAGAGACAGTAGCGGCTATCGGTTCGCTTGCCTCTGCAGGCATTAAAGGTTCCCGCGCAGGTACGGCTATGCGCCGTGTAATATCAATGTTGGTCGCTCCGACCGAAAAAGCCCAGAAAGTGCTAGCCAAGCTGGGGGTGTCAACCAAGGACTTGGAGGGTAATGCAAGGCCGCTAGGCGACGTGTTGGAGGATCTTTCGGCTGCTGGCGTAGATTACGCTGACGCCGTTGATCTGGTTACCCTGAGACAGTCTCAAGGCCTGCTCGCGCTGACCAGCAACACAGAAAAGTACCGAGAGCTTGAAGAGCAGCAGCACAAAAATACGGGCGCTGCTGAAAAGTTCCAGAAAACCATCGAGGACACACTAGGGGCGGATTTTAAGCTTCTGGTTTCTGCTGCCTATGAGCAGATGCTGAAGTTCTTTGACGCCAATGAAGACGGTTTCCGGTCGATGGTCCAGGAAGCCACTGAATTCGTTAAGTCCCTAGACGTCGATAAGATCAATGCCTTCCTTCATAACCTGAAAGACGGAGCCATCACGGCAGCCAAGGCACTTGCCGGACTATGGGTCACCAGTAAAGTATTCGGCCTCGTCAGCGCTGTGGCAGCTCTAAGCAGCAATCTGCAGCACTTGGGCGGGGTGTCAGGGGCTACCAGGAAGGGGCTTTCAGCCTTAATGAGAGTGGCTGCAAGGCTGCACCCAGCTCTACTGGCCCTTACCGTGGCAGGCGGAGGCCTAGCCTACGCTATGTACCAGACACAGCGTAGAACAGCAGCAGCAGCCAGCGAGCTTGAAAGGGTAACCAGCCTAGCCGACAAGTATAGACGGACAACCGAGCAGCTGACTAAGGCTCAGAAGGAAAGCCGATACGAAGCCCTCAAGCAGCGGGAAAACGAGATTCAAAGTCAGCTGAACGTTTCGTTCGAGGAAGATGCGACGCTTAACCAGCTACGTCCAGGCTATCAGAATCTGGTAGACGCTGGGCACGGAGACTCTGAGCCCGCCAGAGCTATTAAGGCGCTTATTGATAGGCGCCTAGTGCAAATAGCCGAGATGAAGGCAAAATCCGCAGAACTAAGCTCTGAGCTCCAGGAAGTTCAGAGGGAGCTGAACGAAGTAGGGGAAGCTATAGGCATCCCCGCCAAAGCCCTGAAGGACCATGGGAACCAGTATGACCTGCTGACTGAAAAAATTTCTAAGTTTGTGGATAAGGAGACTACGGCCTCAGAAAAGGTGGCCCTCTACAAGAAAGCCTTAGACGCTGCGAATGCGAGTGTGAAGGACTACAGCAAAGAGCTGACCGCCGCTAATGACCAAGTTAATAGGGAACACCAGCTCAAAGAGAAGAGCATTCGCGTTGAACTGGAGATGCACAACCGTAGACTTCAAAACCTTCAGGCCTATGCGGCCAAGGAAAAGGAAGCACTTGCGCAAAGAAGAGCCAACTTCAACCGCTTCGCAGGGATGTCAAAGGCTGCCTACGTAGGAGAAGGAGGCAGTCTAACTCAAGCCAGGGAGGCTGTAATCTCTGCCGAGCTAGACCGACTGTTCAAGTCTGAGCAGGGACTGAGCGCCGCAGGGGGTGAGGACTACATCCTCGATCTGTACGAAGAGCGTACTAAGCTGGAGGAGGAGTACGCGAAGCTGCAAGAAGAGCTGAGCAAGAAGTCAGCTGATCTGAGAAAGGACGAGCTGACTTTAGCAGCTGAGCTGACTTCTACTGAACTGAAGCTGTCAGATACTAGGATTCAAGCCATAGCCTCGTACTCTAAAGGTTTAGTATCGTCGAGGGTCCTGCTGGAGAGGGTAACCGAGGCGAATGACAAGTATGTGAAGTCGGTCAAGAAAGCCAATGAAACCTTCAAGCCCGGCTCGACTGCTCACTCAGAAGCGCTGGAACAAGCCAAGAAGGAGTTTGATGACGACCTCTACTCGGCAGCCGGAACTGCCGGAGAGAGATTCGCCGCTAACTTGCTGGACAACCTGTCTGGAATAGGTCAAAGCGTAGCTGACGCTGTGGCATCAGGGGATTACTCCGGATTAAGGGACGCTCTACAGGCCGCACTATCCGGTGCTATAGGTAAGAGCATAGGCGACGCCGTCACTCAGTCCCTAGGCGACAACCTAGGCGGACTGATGGGCAACGTGGCCGGAGACTCGGTCAAGGGCATGTTCGGCAAGGCTGCGGGGGGCATACTCGGCGGAGTGGCCGGAGGTGCTGTCGCCGGCATCGTGACGGGGTTAATGAAAGGCAGTAAAACCGAAATCACGGGCAAGGGTTACAGGATAGGTATAGAGGCCGGTAAGATATTCTCCGCCGAGCTTAGTACGTCCTTCAAAAAGTCTTCAATGTTCGGCAGTAGGAGATGGACCGAATATCAGAACATGAGGCTAGCTGAGTCAGACAACCTGGCTAGCTCAGTAGCAGAATTGAACGAACAGTTCACACAGGGCGCTAGCAGCATGGGGCATGCTGTTAACCTATGGACGGGTCAGTTAAAGAATAAAAATGCGGACATCAGCGCAGCCCTGACAGAACTCTCTGAGGAGACCGCCAAAGCTCAAATGGCAGCGCTGGAGAAGTTCCAGCAGGTCGGGGAGACAGCGGCAGAGACCTACCTGGACATGGTCGACAGGTACCAAACCATTCAGGAGGGGTTCCGAGTATCTGGTATGGATTTGGGCGCCGCCTCTCAGGGCTACATCGCCACAGAGTCCAGCAGGCTGGCAGACGAGTATGAGAAGCAGTACCAGGACTATTTGCGTACAGAGAAGCTAATCACTTCCCATATAGCGTCCAGGGTGACAACTGGAGATAAGTTCAACGAAGCTGCAGTTGAGATGTACATGGGTATGCTGGAAACCATGACACCTGACGAGCTGATAAACAGCCTAGAGCCCGGCAAGGCAAGGTTCATAGATGGAGACAATTTAGCGTCTTGGCTAGCCTACAATGACGCTAAGAAAAGACTTAAGAATGAAGTGTACCCTGTAGCGGAGGACGCTGCGGAAATCCTGAAACGCATGGGGGACGTCTACAAAGAGGCTACCGAGAACTTTAACCAAGAGTTGATAGGCGCCATTGCTGACGTGGAAAACCTGACCACCGACGAGGCTGAGGATAGGTTCGGGCAGCTGGCAGCCTCTTTTGCAGAGAACTACCTATCTGCACAAGAAAGGCTAGAGAACACGAGGAAGCTGACAGAGTTCAGACTGGCTCAGCTGGACGTAGGGATAGGTATGGACTCCTCCGTTGAGGATGTCAGGGCGGTTATAGACTCACTTAAAAGCAGCCCAGCTGACCTCGGCAAGGCTTACCTGGCCGCTGAGTATCTTAAGGTGTACACAGATGCCGTAGAAGATTCAGCCAACGCCGTAAGGGAGCTCGACACAGGACCGTGGGACAACCTGACGAAAGTAGTTAACAGAGAGATGGAGGCTTTAAACCTCCTTAAAGACGCCGCTGAGTCCTCTCTATCAGGTATCAGGGTGGCTATTGATGCAGAGATGGAACTTAATGCCTCGCGGCAGGAAGCTGTAAAGGAACAGGTCAAGCTGTCCGAGGAGGCAGTTAACCGTCTTAAATCCCTGTACGACAAACTGGACTCAGCCCTGTACGGGATGTCTAATCTGTCGGAGGCTCAGAAGTACAGCCAAGCTCAGCAGGAGCTTGCAGATGCCCTGAACTTGGCAAGGACCACAGGTGAGCTTCCGCTTGACGGAGAAATAGACCGGGCACTGTCAGTGGTGCAGGGGGTGGATTCCTCTGCCTTCAGTTCTGCGGCTCAGATGGCTTTTGAGCAGGCCAAGACGGCCAACCAGATACAGAGTCTGAGAGACATAACAGGAGATCAGCTCAGCTACGAAGAGTCAGCCCTGCAGGCAGCTAACGCTCAGCTAGAGGCCCTTGAGGCCCAATCGGACAGGCTCGACGACGTCTACAGTACAGCCGAACGTCAATTACGTGCAGCGCTAGGCACTGATCAGGGTGTGCTTAGCCTAGGGGACGCGCTCGATAAATTTGCGGACGACTTACTCGCCCTAGACGAAGCGGATTACGCTGAAAAGATGGGGTATTATGAGGACTCGTTGGAGTACTACCGCAAGATACTGGAAACTCTGCAGTCTGGGTACACGGCAGATACAGTAGCTGGAGCAGTATCCGATGTAGAGGCAGCTGCACAAGCGGCGGTGTCTGATGAGGATATTATCTGGAGAGTCAACGAGATAATAGGCAGGTTCGGAGGGGTTACTGACGAAGCCGCCATGGAGATGTACAATACCGCCAAGGCGTTCGGAGTTTCCCTCGAAAGACTCAGACCTTTTCTGCCTGAGCAAGACCAGCTGAACATGGAAGGATGGTTATCGGGCCACAGTCTGCCTAAGTTTGCAGCTGGAGGGTTGCACTCAGGAGGGTTTAGGCTAGTAGGGGAGAACGGGCCAGAAGTTGAGGCAGTGGGTCCGGCTAGGTACTACTCAGCTGGGCAGACTAGACAGCTTCTGTCAGGCGGAGCTGATAACGGGCGTATCGCTGAAATGGCTGACGCTCTAAAATCAGTTGATTCCAATACAGAGCAGCTGAGAAGAGATATTCGACAGTGGTCCGTGCTCGGGTTACCCCCGACGAGGCAGACAGTCTAAGGTAAACGTATGAGCCAGATGAGTATGTCCATACCACAAATGATAGACGATAGTACATTGTTGTCGTCTAATGCTGTGGATGAGGCAATAGACCAGTGGGTAGCCGGCACTTACGTCACGGGTACGCAGAAAATATACGAGCAACAGGTATGGAAAGTAGCTGCGGACCCGAGCACGGATGACAGACCCGACATAGGTGCGGAGAAAGAAATACCTACATGGACTAGGATGGGGTGGGTCAACACTTACCGCATGTTTAGGGATGGAGTAGATTCCAAGACCACAGCAACCGGGAATCTTGAGGTGAGCCTGTCACAGACGGGCAACAACACCTTAGTTGTGCTGCTAGGGGCTGAAGGGTTTGAGGCTGTTTTGGAACTTCTTGACGAAGTGGGACAGCCCATACCCGAGTACACTGAAACTAAGCCCCTAATAGACTACTTAGTCGACAACACCGAGGACTGGTGCTTCAAAGACCCAGTGCTCTATGAGGAAGTGGTCTTTGAGTTACCAATAGGATTCAGCACCAACGACGTAAGGGTCACTATAGTGGCAGGTAGCCCAACCGACCCAACAGCATGTGGAAGGCTGCTGTTGGCGGAGGAAAGGACGCTAGGGATAACCAATTACGGCACGGAGGTGTCGGCACTGAGCGGGTCTGAGATCACCAGAGATGGGTTCAACAATCTAATACTCGATAAGAAACGAACAGTAAAGCTGGTAGACTACAAAGTGACCGTGGAGACGCTTTTAGTATCTACGGTTAGGTCTGCACTGGCGGCTGCCGATGCCACGGAAGCCCTGTTCATCGGCAGCTCCATACCCGGGTATGGAGCTACTATCGTATTTGGCATCTACCGCGACTTTAGAACTGTGTACGAAAATAAATCGATATCTGACATGACACTGACTGTGGAGGGTCTGTAATGGCCTCAGTACTGCCGGACAAACCTACACTTACCCCTATAACATTCGACCTGCCTCAAAAGGGCCAGGTTAAGTCTGTATTTACGCCCAACTTTAACAACTTCATCTCTTGGACACCCAACTTCCAGCAGAACCTGCAAGACGCTATAGATTGGATGGAGACTGTGTCGGATTACGTGGAGGCATGGTCGGCCACAGTAGAGCAGACGGCTGTCGAGGTGGCGCAGAATGCAGCGCTTGCCGAGGAGTACAGAGACAGCGCGGTGGAAGCGAAAAACCTGGCCGAGGCGGCGGTGGCATCCCTCCCAGAGGGAACTATCGACGACTTGATTACGTCTGAAACTACGACGTGGTCTAGTTATGAGATTAATAAAAGACTGGCCACTGCTGGAGGGGTGCAGGAGTTTACTGCAAGCGGTTCGATACCTGACGGAAGGACAGTCAGATTGAATGGAGATGGGACGGTGAGCGTGATTAGCGGGGTACCCACTGAGGCTGGGACTTCTGTTGTTTTTAATAGCGCTAGCACCTTTTACATCTCAGCTACATTTGACTCTATCTCAAATAAAGTTGTCATTGCTTATACGGATAATGGCAACTCTAATTACGGTACAGCAGTGGTTGGTACAGTATCAGGGACAAGTATCACATTCGGCACTCCTGTTGTTTTTGAGAGTGCTAGTGTCACATACATCTCAGCCACATTTGACTCTATCTCAAATAAAGTTGTCATTGCTTATACGGATAATGGCAACTCTAGTTACGGTACAGCAGTGGTTGGTACAGTATCAGGGACAAGTATCACATTCGGCACTCCTGTTGTTTTTGAGAGTGCTAATTGCGCATATACCACAGCTACATTCGACTCCAACTCAAATAAAGTTGTCATTGCTTATGCGGATGGCAACTCTTTTTACGGCACGGCCGTGGTTGGTACAGTATCAGGGACAAGTATCACATTCGGCACTCCTGTTGTTTTTGAAAGCGCTAGTTCCATATATACCACAGCTACATTCGACTCCAACTCAAATAAAGTTGTTATTACTTACAGGGATAATGGCAACTCTAGTTACGGTACAGCAGTGGTTGGTACAGTATCAGGGACAAGTATCACATTCGGCACTCCTGTTGTTTTTGAGAGTGCTGGTTTATCATACATCTCAGCTACATTTGACTCTATCTCAAATAAAGTTGTCATTGCTTATACGGATAATGGCAACTCTAATTACGGTACAGCAGTGGTTGGTACAGTATCAGGGACAAGTATCACATTCGGCACTCCTGTTGTTTTTGAGAGTGCTGGTTTATCATACATCTCAGCTACATTTGACTCTATCTCAAATAAAGTTGTC